CAGAAACTAAACTATTTCCTATTAATTCCTGCTCCTCTTTTGAAATAGACAAAACTTCATCGTAACGAATAGTATTATAAACTAATTTCTTTTCGTCCTCTGAGTTTGATGTTCCTATTTTAACGGTTATTTTGTCCCCGTTCATGGTTTCTTGCTGCGCTCCGATATTCGCCCACATTCGCGCACTAAAAGTAAGATCAACAAATGCAACTTGTAATCTGCCTGGTTGTCTTTGCCTTGTCTTTTTATAGCTTTCTGAATATTCGCCTAATTGACCGCCTTTAGAGTTTTTGCCAGTTGTCTGTATTCTCTTTTGAATAAGGGTTTTTGATGTTATGGCATGGCTTAAACCAAGCTCAGGGAGTTTAGTAGTGAGTTTGTCCAAAACACTATTCATTTTACTGCGAAAGTCCTTAATATTTACAGCAGCCATTAAACTAAAATATTTGTTTTCCCGATTCTGTTATCAAAACATTTTAAACAGTCATTTCTTGTCAGGCTCCAATTATCAATAAGTCCTTGTAAATTATTCCCGTCCCCGAATAACATTGTTTCAGCCATTTTGCGATAATGGTTTCTTTTGCCGTAAAGCTCCTCTCTTAGCATCATTGTATAACGGTTGAGGTTTCCGGTGGCTAAGATTTTTTCAACTAAAACCTCCGCTTGTTTATAGCGCAAGCCTGTTGCAAATTGCATTGCCATAGGGTCGGAGTTGTAGTCAAGACTATTTGTCGGGCTGCAAATTACCTGCTCAGTTTTACAGGTCAGGTCGCCACAAATTACAAGACCATAAGCGTAATTAGTTGTCGCCCACTTCGCCCGGTCTGCAATTACATTCCCGGAAATACCCGACATTTTAACAAAGTTCTCATAATCCTGAGCCTTTTTAGAACTGCAACCACAATCCAATAGGGTGTTTTTTACGCTTGCAGATGTTGAAGAAAATATGAAGTAATATTCCAACTGTTTACAAAGGTCGTTTCCCAAAGGAAGCTCCAAAGTTGCGGGTAAAGTATTTTCTGTTAATTGACCTGCAACCCCTGTTAATTGATAAACGGCTAAAGCAGTTGCAGAAATATTATTGTAAACTGAAAGTGTGAAATTAGTTGAATTTTGTAACAATACTCCAAACCTGTTTATTTTCCAAATCCCGCCTCTCTGATTATTTGTCTTTGCCCGTACACCTCCAAAAGTTCCTGCGTAAGTCAGTTGCTTAGTAAAATCATTTCCTCCAATACATACAGGAGAAATTGGTTTAATTTTATAAGCGTTTGTTGTAAGTAAATTAGTTAAAAAAAGTTGTACGAATTGTTTTATTCCTTCCTCCCTTGCCTGTTGCATCAAATCCCAAAGTCCCCCGTCCTTACAATCTGTTGCGGCTGAAACCATGTCTAATGTTAGCCCTGGTATTTCATCCAAAAATAAATTGCTTTCTGATTTGTCGAAGTCGGAGGGCTTGTCCGATCCGTTACCATAATCAGGATTATCAAAACAACCGCAATTAGTACGGCTCAAACCAACTGCGAACTTTAAACAATCTAAATATCCTCCGGGGTTTTGTGACATAGCTTTAAAAATTATTGAACAAAAATAATAAAAGCCGTCAACAATTACGCTGACGGCTTTTAGTTTCTATAAACAGTTTAGTTTAGTAGCCGCTACCTGCGTCACCGCAAACGAATGACAGAACTCCGGTTCTTTCGTCATTGCATCCAACAGGATTTAAGAAGATACCACCAACAAAAGAGAAACGCCAGTCGTGTGTTATTGCGCTTTTCTTATTGATTGACGATGCTCCGCAAGTAGTTTTGTACTCCACATCATAAAATATTCCGGGCAGGTTGTTTGACTGCACTTTGTAGCGTATGATGTTTGCGCCATTGCTGAACTGCTCAGGGATAAGCGGGAAACGGGCTTGGTTAGCCAACGCAATCGCTCCTTTGGTAATCAGGAAAGATTTTTTCTGACCTAAAATCTGGTCAGTCCAAAACAAATCAAAATACTGTTTGAAAGTATTCAGTTTCGGAAATTTGTCTTTCATGTTGTCATTCAACTGGTCAAAACGTGCGTTCCAGTTTTGCTCCCAAAGGTTCCCACCGTTAAATAAGAATGAATTTTTCATCTTGTTATACACGGCAACTTTGCTCAGGTATGCGAACAGGTTCGGAGTCCAGTACGCAGCCGGGATAAAGGTTGAGGTTCCTGAAACCGTCCCTTGTCCTTCTGTCAACTGATTAACCCCGGCAAAGGAGTCAATTTTTGCAACAGCAATCTGAGCAAGTTTCTCATCCATGTCTTTCAGGGCTTGGTTAAACTCACGTCCTAAATATTCGTCACGGCTGATTGATAATGTGCGAAACACATCGTCACGAACTTTTATCTCTGTGTAAAAGCAAAGGTCGTTTTCGTAGTCTTTGCAAACTACGTCTTTTTCCTCTCCGTCAATTACGCAAGGGTTTTCCAGTTCATCACAGTCTTTCACTTCATTAGGGCAAGTTGAAATCCATTCAACTGTCATCATGTTGTCTTTTGACGCACTTTCAAGCGGTGTCATAATCGCTGTTTGGTTTTCCCTGATTGCTTGGATAGGGACAATATCCGCTTCATAATCTGCTGAAACTTGAGAATCTTTCCAAATTTCAGGGAGCTTTGTTTTGATTGCGAATAGCTCAGCGCAAGAAAAATCTGCCATTTTGTTTTGGGATTTTAAAGGTTTATGATTTGTTGAATTTAATAACGCCAGCTTGCTCAACTGCCTTAGTCAACAATGTCATTCCTTCGTTATCTCCCTTTTTTTCCAGTTCCGCAACTACTTTCAAATACTCGTCCTGGGTCTTTGGTACTTGACCCGTCCATTTTTTGTCCTTATTGTCTTTTTTATCACCCGGTTTGGGCTTATCTTTATCAGTATCGTTGTTAGGTGCATCCCTGTCCTCTGCTGCTTTGAAATCGTACAAATCAGTAGCAGTATTTTTAATTGAATCCTCGAATTTCACAAGGTGTCCGTGACTGTCTTTTTTGGGTGCGCCTTTTTCATCGAGTATTGTTATAGTCATGTCTTCGCCTTCGCCCTCGATCTTAAACTTTTTACCTGACAACACTTCTTTAACAAACTGTTCAATTTGCCTTTCAGATTTTGCAGCGTCCTCAGAAAGAATAGGATTAAGCCCTTTGAAAAGTTCAATTGCTTTTTTACGGACGCTTTCAAGAGTTAACTTTTCTTTATTCGCGTTCTCAAACTCTTTTAGTTTAGTTTCGTTTTCAGTTTTCAGGTCTGTGAATTTTTTGTCCCATTCCTTACTTTCTTTCAAATAAAAATCTGTGGACTTAATCAATTCCTCTGTAATTTCACCTTTTTTAGATGCGGCTGCAACTCTCGCGGTTACAATTTCCTCAACTAATTCAGCACCTAATTTAGATGATTCCTTAACACCGTATTTATCTTTTAAGGTGTTTTCCAATACACCCAAACTTTCTTTTTTACCTTTGTTGTAGCCTTCGTCAAGTTTTTCCTTTTCAACTCTTTTCAATTCAGCATCAGCCGCACTAATACGCTCCTCGTCTTTTTTCAAAAGGTCGGCAACTGCTGAGGCTTTTAGTTTAGTTTTTTCAGCGTCTTCATATAAAATAGAATCGACCTGAGCGTCTGTCAGGTTTAAAATTCTTTTGGCTATTGCCCTTAATATTTTTTCAAATTCGTTCATAATTTCGTTTGCAAATATAGTTTAATTATTATTGTTACGGAATTTTTTCATTAGTTTATTTATTTTGTTGCTCCGGGGGTCGCCAAGTACAAAACTTTCCCTTGCTTCATTGTTAGGCATCATTACAAGTTTGGATTCAACATCCGGGAGCGCAAAGTCAATACTCTTTTCCTTGAGGTCTGCGCTAATGGATTTAGGAATTGCAACAACCTCAACCGGGTTAGCCACTTCCTCCGTTTGGTTTAGTACGATAAATTTACCCTGCCAACCCTGAGCGACAATATCTGCATAACCCTGTTCCGTTACAATACTCTCAGCCCCGGTCTTTTTATTTTTTATTCGCATGGTTATTTAGTTAAGTTTTTAACCGCCTTTGCAGAATAATCTTTTATGACTTTACGGGGATCGTCTTTTATGTAGGCTGCAATTGCTTCAAGTGTTTTCAGGGTGTCAATGTGGTCTTTCGCTGCTTTAACCGAAAACTGAGAGCTTTGAATTACAGTCTTGTTGTCTGTTTTCGCCTCTTTCACTTCTTCTTTTTCCTTTACTTCTTCCTTTTCACTTGCATCATTTTCGTTTTCTTTTGCAATGGTTTCTTTTGCCTGGTTATAAATTTCGTCAAATTCATCTTCATTTAGCGCACCAAGATTAATTGTTCGCCTAACTACTGTTAATTGAATGTCGTTAACGCCCAGAGCCTTTAGTTTTTCAACCCGGTCACCATCCAACTTAGCCACACGCTGTTTTTCCTCGTCCTCCGATTTTTTAACAGTCAAATCAATTGCCTGAAATTTATTAGCCGCCACATCCGCAACCTGCCCGTCCTTGTTGGGGAACGAGGGGATTGTTACTTTCTTGGCTGTAACTGTTTTTTTTTGAGAGGCAAGTTGAGCGTAATCCTGTTGAGAAATGGGAGCCCAATCATTTTTATTTTTACCCATTAACTTCCATTGGGTTTCTGAAAAAGTTCGGATGTTCATTCCTTTTTTTGCGAAAATCATTTTAGTTTGGTTTTAGTTGCTAATGAAAAATTAGTTTAAAGTGGGTACAAATATATTTTCTTATATTAAGATAAAAAAATAAACTAATTTAAAACGTTCTTTAAATCAGGTCGCATCATGATAGCTATTGCCTTTGTAACCCACTGCCACGTATGCCTGCAATTATTTTCGTGACCTCCAACATCAATAAAAGGATTATAAATTTTCGGCTTGCCGTTAAATTTTCCTTTTGATTTATCGGTGTAACCTCCATATTTATCTTGAGGAGTCCCGAATTTTTGTATTTCGGCACGAGTAAAAACCTTGTTATATCTTTCAATACAGAAATCCCTTGAGGTTTCAATTATGTTGCCTCCGTAAACAGCCGCAGGCATACCAAGAGCATCAGCATATATTTTTCCTGACAGAGTATCCGTATTCATAAACAATCCAAAAGCGTGTTGTTTATAATAACGGCTGAAGGCTCCGACACTTTTTTCATTTCCGACTACAAATTCCTTCAACTGCTTTTTATATTCTGTTAAACCGATTCCACCCTGAATCGCTTTAAGTGTCTGTTGTTTCAGGGTGTTAGAAATAGTTCGGTCACTGATAAACCTATCAAAAAAGCCGTCACGCTTAAATGAAAAGTAAGCATCCAACCCTACGCTTGCCCGGACAAATTCATTTACCCGCCTTTGAACTTTTGCAAATGTTTTTCCCGCCCCTTCGTCTTTGAAAAACTCAAAATATTTATCATTCAAATTTGCAACATCTAAAATCCCGGAGGCTAATTCCCGGACAACAGGCAAATGTTTTGACCGGGTGAAATCGTCAAAGATTTTATCAATTGCATTAAGTATCGTAATGTTTTTTCCGCTACTGACTATCTTTCCCTCAGAAGTTTCTAACTTATCTAAAAACTTGTCTAATAGCTCAAAATAAAGTTTCTCCTCCAAAGACAAAACAGACTTTGAAAGGTGAGCCTCCTTTTTTCTTATGGCTGCAATCTTTTTTTTAAATAAGTCGTTATAGTCAGGCATTAAATTTTAGCTAATAACTCTTTCATTTTTTCACCTAATAATTTTGCCGTTTCAGTGTCCCCGCTTTCCTCTGCTCTGAATTTTGCTAAAGCCAACTGTTGTAGTGCTAAAGGGATTTTTCCAATATTGCCGTCCGCTTCATTTGCTAAATTACCCCCCCGAATCCCCACTCATTGCATCATCTAACAACTTCTTAGCCGTTTCAATTGACAAACCAAAACTATCTACTAAGGTTTGAGCCGCTTCGTCAATTGAAATAACTTTTTCATTTATGTCGGAAACTAAATTAGTTAAAGTTTCGGCAGGAATAGGGGACGCACCGTCAGGACTTGCCTGTGATAACTCCTCCTCAATTAAAGCAATTTCAGCGTCAATAGTTTCCAACTGCTTTTGTTCCTCGAATGAATAAAAATCCTTTTCCTGCCTTTCAATATTTGAAAATATTACGGCAAAGTTTTGATAAAGAATTTTTTCCCTGCGCCTTACATCATTTGATGAAAGCAGAGCCAATACTTCATTTGTGGTCTTGCCTGGAAACGGATCGAACTTCATTTTAACCCTTAGCTTTTTCAAAAAGTCCTGATTATCTTCAAACATTCTTGAGGCTAAGTCATTGGAAATCTCAGTTAATACAAAGTCCGGCACGTCTGCGGCTGTTGCATCTTTGTAATCAGTAATTAATTGGGAAACTGATTTTAGTTTAAGGTCACGAGGGAATTGATAAACAACTACAACACCATTACCAAAATCTATAAAGGTAGCAACCAGCTTTGTTATAAACCTTAATACTTTCGCATATTTTTTGGCGAAAGGCTGTAAAGTGTCATACAAATTATCTGTTGAAACATTTATTTCTGTTGCGGTTTTAACAACCTGAGCTTCGTAAAACATTTCAGAGTTGAAAACAGAACCAATAATATTTTTATTTAACCAATCAATTTCCTCTTTAATAAGTTGTATAAGTTCAATCGGTGGTGTCTTAGTCACTGATAGCTTATCTAAGTCAATCATTTTACTTAGATCCTTTGGTAGCGGTAAAATAACAGCGTCCGCTGCGCTTTTATGAATAATCCACCCCTCACCTTGACAAACATCACAGGTGTCTCCTGAGATAGTTTTTCCACCATTACAGCCAAGATTATCCTTGCCTACGCAATGTGGGGCGTAAACAAATTTTTGCGGGAATACGTGTAAGCGATTAGTTAAATCATATTCACTAACCCGCTCAAGACTTTTCATTAAAAAAGGTAGTGCCGGGTGCAAGGGGCTAACCATTGTCCGGGAGTCGGTTTCTAAGTCGGGTTTATAACCAACCCTTACAAGAGGGACAACCCCGGCTTTGTAGTTGAAAATATTAACTAAAAAAGCTATGTCTTTTCCTACAACTATGGTCTGCCCGTCCTTCATATTGTCATTGGCTAAACTCTCAGCTTCGTCAAATAGTTTTTTAATTTCAATTTCTACTGAGCCTGTTGGAACTTCAACCTGAGTAAGTGTTATCGCTGAATCGACATGATATAAAATAAATTTGTGACCTTTTTTCCAAACCGTTTCCTGCCCGGTTGTAACCTTGTATTGAATTTCGATTTTAGACACTAAATATAACAAAACATTGTTGAAATATTCATACATGACAGCCATTTCAGAGGAAATTTCCTCCGGTCTTGGACTTGCTTTCCCTTTGTTGTTGTCAAACTTTGAAAATGTTGTTACGATAAATGAATTAGGGTCTTGAAAAGCAAGGTTGATTCCACGCTCCTCCATGTAGTCATTCAAACTGTCTTCACCGAAAAAAGTATTTAGTTTAGAATTTACCTCCTCCCGTTTCTTTTTCTTTTCATCGTCACTGCCATCCGTCCAATCAAGAACATAAATAGCGTTGTTTAGTTTAGGAACTTTCTTAAATCCGGTTATTATTTTTTCACATGATGCAGGGGTAATTGCCTGCGTTAACGCTATTCTTTGGGCGAAAGCCTCGTCAGCTTCTCTTGGCACGAATTGAGCCAACAACGCCCCTATGTTTTCACCTGTGATAAATGCTTTATATTTTTTCGCTAATTCAACTACTCGTTTATAATCTTTGTGAGTTGTGTTATTTATTGCAGCGTCAAGCAATATAATAAAGGCTTGGAGTAAAGTTAATTCTTTCATCTAAAAAGATTTTGCGGCAAATATATAAATAAAACGGGTCGGACTATACAAATCCGACCCGCTAAATATTAAAACTAAACTATTTTGTTTTAGCAATAATCAAACCGACATCATTTCCAATGAAGCATTTTTAACCCACCATAAAAAAGTTTCTTCTACTCTGTATTTATCCCTCCATGTAGTTTTACCCCATGTGTCCTTTCCGTTTATGTTAACTTCTGCAACAGAGGTCATCCATGCCATTAGCAACCTGTGTCCATTTCCGCAATCTTTAATTATTACTACCCCTTTTTGTAAACCGTTATCTTCGTAACGCTTCCAAGTTTCAGGGTTAGCTCTAATATCTTTTATTATTTCACTTATGTATTTACTCATAATTAATTGTTATTATTTTCCTTTCAACCGTATCTCTTTAATTTCCTTAGCCGATTCGGTTTCAAATATTTTCCCGGTGTATTTTAGTTTATCTTTTTTGTTTTTTCCGAGAATAAACTTTTTCCTGATTTCGTAAACCATCGCGTAACTGCGAATCAGCACGTCCGCTATTTCCTGGACTTTCAATGTTGATCCGCAATTAACCAACTCCCTGACTTTATCGGAGTCGCGTATGTCGTCCTTTTCAAAAATAGTTTTTTCCTCCGGTGTAAGCGTTAAAGCGTTTAGTTTTTCTACGTCAATTAACCCTTTGGGCTGGTGTCCGTATTTAACACCGTTAACAAGCTGCATTTTTTCAAATTGTTTGGGAATTACCTTTTCTTCCTTTTGGATTTCCTCAATAGGTTTAAGGGCTGATACTTTTTCCTTTACCTTAATATAGTCTTCAAGTGTTTTTTTGGAATGTTTAACGGCTACCTCCTCCATTTTTGCCTCAACTGATTTTTCGGCAGCAACCCCCGACAATTTAGTGAATAGTTTAATTGCCGCTTGCTTCACATCTTGCGTATTCATGCCCGGTTTAAATTCATCATGCTTCTGCAAAAATCTTTTGAACATGAAAAAGTCTTTGGAGGTTCTGACATGGTCAATTGATTTAAAGTCCTCGTCAATTGATTCAACCTCTGTTTTCGGTTCGTCTTTTATTACGGGCTTTTCAGAAATTACGGGGGCAACCGGGGAGTCAAGTGTTACCCCGAAATAGGCAGCTATATTCGTTTCGCACACTTCACGCTTCACCGCGACATACTTTAAACCCAAATCCTTTGCAACCTCTTTCAACACGCCAAAAGGCATATTTTTTAAAGTCGTTCCTGTTATTTTTACTTTGTGTTTTTCTTCAATTAGTTCTTGTGTTACTTTCATTTTTTTTAGTTTAGTTTATTGATAGTGTCCTTCAAAAAATATTCAAATTCAGATACAGCGTCTTCCGATTTCTGCAATGAATGAAAATTGTGTTTCCCGGTGTGGCGGTTTCCGATTAGCTGAGAGGGTGTATCAAATTTCATAAACACAGAATAAACCTCTGTGTGCCTTGATTCGCCCCAAATCAATAATGATATGATATTCTCTTTTGTCGTGATTTTGAACTGCTCAGGGTTTATTTGAACACCGCCCGAATTTATTATGATGCTTTTAACACCTTCAACAAATTCCAACCTCTGTTTTTTTGTATTCGTTTCCATTTTTATTTTTTAGTTACGTCAAATTTGGCAGGCGCAAAGATATATTAAAATATATTATAGGCAATAAATATTTTAACTAAATTAGCTAACTGCCTAAAACTGAAAGAGAATAAAATTAAACTAATTATTTATTGAGAATGTATTCAAGCGTTTTGATTTGCTTTTTCACCTTTTCCTCTTCATTGATTTTTGACCAAATCTTTAAAGGATTCTCGCCATCAATTCCCTGTATATAAGTATTCGCCCTCCAATAGCTAAAACCATCTTTAATTAGTTTAGCTTTTCTTTTGCATTCGGTTAATTGCTTTTCTACGTTTTTTTGTGTTGGTTGTGTCCGTAAAAAAATTTTACAGAAATTAAGCATAGTCAATTCTTTACCTGCTCTTTTCCATGCAATGGGTGTATGGTCGTTTTTATTTGAAAATTGCTTTTGCAGGTTTTTTATTCGCTGATCTATTTCTTTAATTGTTAACATGGTGTTATTATTTGGTTAAGGTTTCTAATTGAGAAAGAGTTATTTTATCAAAGTTTTCAAAGAAAAAATCAAATTTCATTTTGTCGGGTAAATTCAAATCATAAGAATTAATCGGAAAAACGTCAAACGAGTTGCTCAATTCTCTTAATTGCCGACTGTCTATTGTTCTTGTAACAAGTTCGTCAACTAATTCGTTCGTTTCAAAATCGTCAATCTCTTTTTCGTCAGGCTCAACAAAATCAATGCAAAGTTTTAATTCTTCTTTTTCGCCATTGCTTAAATGTCGTGAATTTAGCTCCTCAATCAAGTCCTGCGTTTCAATTTCTTTTAGTTCGTCTGCCATTTTAGTTTATTTTATTAAATTATTTTATCTAAAATTCTTTGTTCCAAATCCGAGTAATCAATTTTCACATTCTCCGGGAGGGTGGTAATTATTTTTCCGTCTAACTTAATCCAATCAATGTCGAATTTGTCAGGCGAACCGGGATAGGCTGAATCAACCGGGTAATTAACTGCTTCTTCGCCTTCTTCATAATAACCATGCACCTCTATATCAAATCCCTGAAAGCATAGTTCAACAGTCATTCCGTAATCTCTTTCCTTTTTAGCCATAAGTTCATTTTTAAAGTTTTCAATTACAAATCTCAGACATGAGAATCTATAATTGTTCGTTCCGTTTTCATTCCAATTAATAAAGAAACTTGGTTGCCCTTGCTGCAATCTGTTTTGACAAATACCAAGATTTATATTTCTAATCATTTTTTTACAGCCTCAAGAGCCTCAAGAATTATTTTAGCGTTCGCCTCGTTGCAATAACACAATATTTTAGGCGGGTTTGATTTAACATTTATAATTCCTGACAAGCCCGTTTTATTAATATTAGTTGCGAATATGTATTCCATTATTTTAGTTTAATTCGCGGCAAATATAAATATATATTATAATATATACAAATAATTTATTTCTTTTCTTTGTGTCGCTGTTTCAGGCGGTTGAGAAAATAAGGTCGTAAAATTGTGCGGAGTCCCTCGTCATAAGTATCAAAATAGAATACCTGAATTTCCTCCAACTTAAACCCGTTTAGTATTTCCTCGTGTTCCTGTTTTGTCGCTGACCACCCGTCTTTTGTCGTGTAGGTAGCATCTTGCAAAAATTATTTTAGTTTAAAAAGTCTTTCCATGTCTTTCTTTCCCTTATTGATATTCATTGTTGTACTAACCTCTTTACTCCAAACACATTCAAAATCGTCAGGGGCTGCGTATTCACTGATAAAAACAGTATGCCCGGTACTACTCATTTTTCTTGCCCAGTTCCAAAATGAATAATGAATAAACAAGTTCCTGTATTGAAGAGTCCCCTTATATGGAGGGTCACAATAAATTAAACTATTCTCAGGGATTTTCATTTCAAAATAGTTTAGATTTGAAAATGTTACGTCTTTTATATTTTCTGCTTGCTTAATTATTGATTCGTAAGCCCTCCGAGATTGGTTTTGCATATTGTTAGCGCAATCTTTTTGACCTGCCTTATCTCTCCTGTATGAATCAAACCATTTAGCACCGAATGAAAAGGAAAACCCAACATACCCGACAAGCTCAGGAGGGTATGATAAATATTTTCTTTTTATATCCTTATACATTTCCTCTGTAACTAATTCCGGGGGAGTCCAACCGTTTTGCAGTGCTTTAAACATTGCAATAAGATATTTATTTATGTCATTACCCATTCGCCCCCCCCCATTGACTTTATCAATAACATTGCAGCCCCCAACAAACGGCTCAACATACCACTGCCCCGGCTGTCTGTCTTTTAAAATAATTGGCAAAAACTCATTTGCTATTCTGTTTTTGCTCCCCATGTATTTCATAAAAAATTTAGTTAGTTATCCGTTCATTTCGTTGTAAGCCTCTGAAAAAGCACTACACCAGAAGTACCTCTCGGAATCGCTGACGTGACCATAAGGCTCGTATGGTATCTTAGTTTCAGGGTGTGGAATCTTCGCAGGTTTATAACCCCCGGTCACATCTTCCTTTAAAACTTCCTTATCTAAAATAGATTTTTTCATACTCTCATCATAATAAACCTCAACCCAATCAAAACCCCCGGCAAGTATTTTATTACAAAAATCCCTGCTCTTTGTCAGGCTTGGATTATTCGGCACGACCCTGTCTGAATCGTTTGTCATAAAACGCTTGAGAATATCTTCTACAACCTTGTAATGGTGTTCGTAATCTTCTGATAAGGTCTGTCTGTTTTTTCCTGATTTGTCCCCGTAATAATAAACCGGAGAATTATAATGACCATAGTCTTTCACAAAAGCCCGACAACAGGCAGCTACTTTATTATTAGGATTTTCGAGGCAATACTCATGAAGAAACCTAACCTCCAAAACCCTTTTTCCATTCACCTCTTTAATTTTTATTTGAATAACTAACATTGTCATATAAGGGACTACGTTAAAGTCAAAGGTAATGTGAAAAGGTAAACCAGCCTCAGCCTCTAATTTTTTAACGTGCTTCAATCGGTCAAAAGCAGTCCACCACTCCCCTCCCGTTTTACCTATTGGATCACCGTAAATTAACATATTGGCTTTGTTTTCTGAGCCTATGTAATCCTTTAAAAGATTTCCGATAAAGTCAGGCGGTAAATTTTTCTCATTGTGGTAGTTAGACGCTATGACCACACATTTATTTTCTTTTTGGTGCTGATAAAAATCGGTCTTAGAATATATTTTTTGTTTTATAACAGGATAGTGTTTATCAATATCAAACCATTCATTTAACCAAGCTACTTTTGCGGGACTGGTCGCAATATAAAGCGGGTTGAATCCCCTTACTTCATTCATGGTTTCCAAATCAAAAATACAATTATTATTTTGTACTTCTACCTGCTTCCAAATCCCGGCTTTTAGTTTATTTTCTACTGTCTGCCTGTCATATAGTAATCCGTTTACTTTCCAAATTCCTTTTTCCCGGAGCCGGGCAATAATTACGTCTTTGACTGCTTCTTCCCTGGTGTCCTTAGTTTCGTCAAGCAAAGCATAAGTAAACTCTTTCCCGTCAATGGCTTTATAGTTTTCAAGTGAGGAGGTAAAAATTAAATGTCCGTTGTTAAATGAAACTATGCCATCATAAGATTTCATTCTTTCGCCATAAGTTTTAAAACTTGGAGGAGGGATTTTGTCAACTACATATTCACGCCCGTAATGGCAGTTAAAAACCTTGCCCCATACTTTAAAAATTCTGTCTAATGTGGAATCTGAAAGTTGTTTAACAGTATTCGCGCCAATGAATCCGCGTACTTCAGGATAATTTATCCCGAATTCCATACTTATAAATCCTAATACGTGCGACTTTCCACCTCCAACACCCATCATGAGTAAATTGCGCTCGTTAAGGCTGTGTAGAATTACGTTTTGAGGGTCTGATACCTCAATGTATTTTATGTCATTATTTTCCAACTTGATTTAATAACAAGCCCCAAAATTAATCAGGGCTTACCGATTTTTTGTTACAAGTGTAAAAGTAAAAATTAGTTTAATGTGAAAATCTAAACTAAATTTTTAGAGTATCTTTTAATCCAACGTTTATTAGAACTACTTGTTACAAATCTATTAATGTCACGGTTTAATTCCCGTCTATCCATTAAAGCCTTCGCGATAATAGGGGCAATGTTTATGCAATCAAGGTTAACGTCTTTGTCAATTGCTTTGCAAGGTTTACGTTTTATTTTTTCAGGAGTTCGCATAGTCCCAAAATAAGAACCCCGATTAAAAACGAATCCGACCTTGCGCAAAATCTTCCTGCTCTTCCCGGTTGCGTCAAGTGTTAAATAAAAACCACCCTCCTTTTCTGCAATCTCAAAAATCTTTTTCTTCGCTAATCCGTGCCCCCTGAATTTCGGCTCTACATACACGCTGTCAAAGTGTATTTTATTAGCTGTTTTGGTGTAAGTAATTTCGTACTTAGATGTTGTAATGGTTTTGGTTATTGGATTCATTTTTATTCAATTTCTATGATTTCAAAAGCCCCCTTTTTAATGTATAATTTACCTTCTTTTCTCATAATTCCTCTGTTACCAATTTTATGTTTATCTGTGGAATTTTGAGAGTATAAGGTGGAGTTGCCCCATGCTTCCACGGTGGAGTTGTCCCATGCTTCCACGGTGGAGTTGCCCAATGCTTTCACGGTGGAGTTGCCCCATGCTTCCACGGTGGAGTTGTCCCATGCTTCCACGGTGGAGTTGCCCCATGCTTCCACGGTGGAGTTGCCCCATGCTTTCACGGTGGAGTTGTCCCATGCTTTCACGGTGGAGTTGCCCAATGCTTTCACGGTGGAGTTGCCCAATGCTAATATTTTCAAATTCCTGACCTCCCGAAACCCTGAGATTATAATTCCTGCCTGTTCTAATATTTCGGGTTTGAATTGTTTAAAAAATTCAATGTCGATAATTTTCTCCTGCCTGTAACACCAATTAATATTGTCGGTAACGACTTGCAATAACTCAAGTTCGTTATTTGATTTCAACAACTTTTTAAATTCAGGCTCACAGGCTGAGGCTGCCTTACACTTTTCTACAAAATCTGATTTAATTTCTTCAAAAGTTTTCATGTTTTTTTAGTTTAGTTTTTTGCTGTTAGTGAACTGATTTCTTCGTCAATAGTTTTCCAACTCCCGCTCCAATTTTTTTGCGGATTTGGTTTAGCGGAAAGTGTCCGATGGTTAAAATTATAGTATTCATTTATTACATCATGAAAGTCTTGAGTTTCGGAAGGACAAGGGCTGTCATTATATTCTCCCTTACAAGTCAGGTATATTTCTCCTATTCCTGCATGAAATATTTTTGCCTCCTTTACTCTTGGCTTTAACATTAGTTTTAGAAAGTTAATCCAACCCTCAATAGTTCCGTATTTAATTTTATAATGCTTGGTTATTATTTTCATTTTAGTTTAAATTTGTTTAGCCATTATTGACGGGGACAAACATATATATAAATATATTAAGCGCAACAATTAGTTTAATTATTTTTACTATTCTTAACGTAACTTACTGCAAATCAAATAGAATAAATTTAACTAAAATAGTTATGTATTAGCTTTTTTCGCCAGTCTTGGCTTAATTACCTTGTCAGTGTAATTAAAAAAAGCGGAGCGGTCTGCTGTAAATAACAACCTCTTGTTTTTTGTTATGTTTTCGCAGTCGGTCAACCATTTTTTATTGAGGTACTTGAAAATGTCATTAGGGGATTTGTCACCCTTGCCAATATTCAGCATCATTGTTTCAAACTGCTCACCAAGACTTTTTAGCTTCGCTGTGAGTTTTTTAGCCTCCTCCATGTTGTACTTGTCAGCGTAGCCCTCAAACTTGTCTAACATTATTCTTTTAACGTCTTTATTTAAGTCCATTGTATTCCTGCTTTAGTTCCTCTTTCAGCGTGTATAGCTTTTCCCAATCGACAATAACACCCGCTTGCGCCATTATTAGTTTATATTTTTCTCTTTGCGCCTCCGTCCCCGCGTCAAAGAGTTCGTGTTCTCTTTCTGTGAGTAGGGCAATATTCCTTTTATTGAGTTTGAATAGGGGATATTTATTTTGAGCTTTTGAAAGGACGTGAGCGAAATTAGAAGCGACAAACTTAATCCTGAGCCCGCTAATATAAGACACAGGGTCACGCTCTTGAGCAATCTGTTTAAATATTTCAGCCTCCCCGGTGTTTTCTCTTTTATATGTGAGTTTTGTCCGCTTGAGTTCATAAACTTTTTTAGGCTGATTCTTTTTAGTTAAATATTTTTCGTCTGTTCTCAAATATTGGTGAATCAAACAATAGTGATTTGAAAAGACCGGACGGGTGCAGTTAAATTCGTTACAGGTTTTCATGTACGCCCTATCCTTTTTTCAATTTACGGAGTCTGTCATCATGCTTTTTTGCATCCTTTAAATTTTTAAGAGATTGCCCGTAAGCATCAAGTATCTGTTTGTTTGTTGCTTTCTTTTTCATTGCTGTTTTCAATTTAAACTAATTTCAAATTTGTCAACTGGTTTAATCATTAAATGAATGTTCCCAAATTCACCCCGGCTTGCCTGTATAGCTATTCCGGTTGTGTATTCAACTGTTATTCGCATTGCTTTAAATTCAGGCAATGTTATATCTCGAAAGTCAGGGTGATACCTGCTCCAAGTAATTTTATCATTTCGCCTTACAATGTTAGGATTTGCCCGGAAAAAAGCAGTCGAAAAAGAGTTTGAAAATGTTTTTGCGCTAAGTAGCGGCTGTGACAGGTTTTTGGACATGAGTTTTTATTTTTGTGAATTTCCTTACGTGTATTTCGGTGTAAAATCGTTTCCCTCCTTGCGGGTCGTCAACTGAGCGGGTCTTTAGAAAGCCCTGCAATTCTATCATGTCCCCTTTCTTTAGAATTTTCTCTACTGCGTCCGCTAAATCATTCCAACAAACTAATTCGTGCCATTCATTGTGAACTTTTTCTCCTACATGAGTATCCGTTACAAGTTTGAACATTGCCATTTTACCACCTTCTTTTATTGTCTTGAAAAATGGATCGGTTCCTACATTGCCGCTCAATATTACTAAGTTCATACTCCTTTGGATTTTATTTGAAATTTAATTGAGCTTATATTTCCATTATCTGACAAGCCCAGGTTAATATTTGATGATTCTGTAAAGTTTTCCCTGTCCTGTGTTTTCAGTGCAAATATAACTGCTGTTGCGTTTGGTTGGAATATTTTATTTACAGTTTTTTTTACTTCGCCAACTAAAATGCCTCTTCTGAATTGTTGCTCCTCAGAAGTTTCTTTTACACTTTCGCCAACAATTAAACGCTCCAGTGAGTTCTTTGCAATATGAACGACCTCCTCCCGGTAATTTTCAGTTGCTATTTTTTTTGCCTGATTATAAATATCGGAAACGGGTGTTTCAAGATTTGGGTTTAAAAGTTTTTCGCGCTGTTCCTGTGCCAACCACTCCGAAACGGTTCTGAGGCAACCCCCGACACTTGAGAAAGCAGATTTAAGCGTCATGCGACCACCCTCAGTATAAACCTTAAAGAACTTATTAAGTAAACTAATTTTTTCAGCGTGTGAGTAAACAAAACCCCTCCTTAATTTGGGAAAAGTTTCTTTGTTTTTTTTGCCAACTCTGTTTATTTTCTTCGCTGCTTTCTTTTTCGTCTTTGCCATAATGCAACAAAGTTAATATTTATTTATATTAAAAACTTAACTACTTTTATTTAGTTTAGTTTTCATCTTGTCAAATATTGCTTTTGAGCCGTTTGTCATTCTATGCAATTCGTCTTTGCTGATAAGGCTGTGCGACTTACTTCCTAAATGCAAAACAAGTGAGTTTCTAACAAGACATTGTTTAAATCTATTGTGTTTCAGCACCTCCAAATAATAGTTGTCCTGAAACCAAAAATTAAATTCAACAGGGAAATATTGGTCAAATCTTGTCCTGACAAAAATTGTCTTTTTCATAAAGATACACCAGCCAACCAAGTTATCCCAAAGTCCGTAACCCGTATAGATAGGCTGCTGTTTTAAGTATCTGCTTTTATGAAAAGTCGGGCAGAAAGGAGAAAATGAATCAGCCCTGTCAATGTGCTTAAATATTTCAGTGAGCCAACCCTTGTAAAATATTAAATCGTTGTTACAAATCAGCAGGAACTTACTGTCTGATTTTATTTTTTCATATCCTATCTGTAAAAACTGATTATAGTTAAATTTTCCTGTGACGGCTAATACTAAAGCCTCCGGGTCATTGAATAAAATCCTTTCTGCGAACCCTTCCTTTGTTATATTGGGATTGCTTTCGACAACTACAACGTTGAACTTAAAATTAGCTTCGCTTTGCCTGAGCGTACTTAAACACTTTCTTGTCATTTGATACTCCCGGTCTGTCTTGGAGTAAGAAAGTATTATGACATCAATAATCATTTTTTCAAAAACTCAACCGTTGTAATCAGATTTAACCAATGTTTCCGGTTCTTTTCAAGGTTTTCATAATTTATTGCGAGGCTGGTGTCAAGTGCTGTTTGAAAACCTCGCTTAATTATTCCCACCCCATAATCGCAGTCAATAACAAACATTTCTAAATCAGGGCGGTTTATTCTCAGCTTTACAAATGTTTTCCAAACGTCCCCCGTCCAGTTAGAATGTGCGCGGGGTACTCTTTGCATCAATTCATTTGCCGGATTCATGTCGTGACAAACAATAGTCCCGTTTTTAGTTAAGAATTTAAGAGCGTTAATAATATCCTTTTCGACTTGTTCGCAGGTATGCAGCCCGTCAATAAAGATAATGTCAAATAATTCTGTATTGGCTGTAAAGAATTGGTCTGATGTTTCCCGTCTTGTCCCGCCACGCTCAGGATCGACACCAACTTTCAATTCTGCTGCAATAGCTTTGAAACATTCATCGGTTTGACAACCAATTTCAAGATATTTCTTATACCCGTGTTTACCGATTAGGTAATTTATTATTGATATTCGATTCATAGTAAATGATTTCTATAATTAGCCCCTTCGAGTAATCTGTAATAGTGAAAAACATAAACACCTTTTGCAATTTTTATATTAAATCCGTTTGCCAACAAGTCATGGCAGAAATTGGTATCTACACCCAAAATCATTTTATCAACTTCCCTGAAATGTACTTTTTCCCATGTTGATTTTTTAAACATCATAAAATAACCGCTCATACTGCGTATGGTATTTTCAACTTGTAAACGGGCGGTGGCTTGGCACTGTATTGCTATTTTTCGGTGCTTCCTAATATCCCCGTCCTCGCTGCATTTTCCTCCAAAAATTTGAGGCGGTGTTCCTGCTCTGTTATTTAAACAAGTAAACATTCCTGTATCTGGGTATTTTTGAATTAACTCTTTTAGTTGAATTTCATAATCAGGAGTAAGAAACATCATATCCCCGTCTGTAACAAAAATCCAGTCATCTGAATTGGGGACAAGGCGACAATAATTATTGTATGCCTTTCCATAGTTTCTCTCATGCGAGAATGGTATAAATCCGTAAATGTTCATTTCACCTTTTTAAAAATTCCGACATTATCTTTCCAAGGCAAATCAGAATCAATGTACTGCTCCAAAATTTCAACTTCAAACTTTGAATCCTGCTTTACATAGTCCTGCAAGGCTTTCCAACAGTCTTTATAAAACCTCCAACAGTCACCGGGATAACCATGATAGAAACCAGCAGAGGGGGCGTTAATGTAAATCAAACCACCCGGCTTTACTATTCTAACCATCTCTTTGAACGTAAGCCAAAACATATTGTCGTGTTCAAAATTGGAGGAGGAAACAATTACATCAAAATGATTTTCCGGCAAAAATGTTTTGTGAGAATTTGCAACTAAGTCAACATTTTTTCCTTCTTCCATATCTAATCCGGTGTAGTCGTGTCCCTCAAATAAAGGCTTTAAAGAGCCGTTAATATCGAAAGACCCAACGTCTAAAACAATGGATTTCTTTTTAACATATTTTTGAACGAACTTTTTACAGTTCTTAAAAGCTGATTGGTGCATAAATATTTATTTTAGTTTAGTTTTGGGACGTTTACCGATACATGACATTTCTTTAGAGTTGCAATCCCACCACTTCGCTCGCTTTAATTTATTAGGCAAAGGAAATACTAAAAATGAATAATCACAACATACGAATTTATTTTTAATCCAACCAAAGTTCGCCCTTTTGGTATCTGTGAAAACAGTTGGTATTTTTTCAGGGTGTTTTTTTTCTGAATTATAAACTCTTTGTTGAATCAACACTTGCCCGGTTTCATTTATGACTTGGCAAGGGGCTAACCAATTTTGTAAAAATGTTTCAGAATAGTTTAAGTAATTCCTGAACTCACCAACATTGGCAAAGTCCCCGTTCTCCGGGTGGTGTTCAATTTTTACAACATATTTAGGGTTATGTTTAAGAACATAGACGGCTCTTGTCGCTCCATGCCCTAACTTTTCTCCGCAAATATTTTTAACAATATGCTTAACCGATTTCCCGGATATTAAAACTAATGTTTCCTGTAATTCCATTTTATTCATTAATTATCAAATTGTCCCGGAACATGACAAACGACATATCCCGCGTGATCTATTTTTTTGTATTTTAGTTTAAGTAATTTTTTTATAAACCTCCAATCATGCCCGTACCCGTCACCCCAAATTACCTTTATATCTGACTTATGTATGATGTTAGACGTGCCTATCCTTTCACAAATAGGAACAGAACCCCGTTTAACAGGATTTGCGCCAATGTTTCTCCAAACAAAGTCATCAGCATAGCACCAAGAACAATTTATATTTTTCGCAAAGCCATGAACCAATCTCATGATGTGGTCGGGAAATAAATAATCATCCCCGTCTAAGTATGTTATCAGTTGACAATCTTTTTTTAGGTACTCAATATCTACCTGCCTGACAGACCCGGAAAAGGTGGTTTGCTTTTGTATCTGAACAAATAGAATGTTACTTTTCCTGCTAAATTCATCATTGTAAATCTGCTGTGTAATATCGCAGCCATCGCTAACAATAATTAGTTTAGATTTTGTGTAATTCTGATTTAAGAATGAGTTTACTGCCCGTCTAAATTTTTCCTCTCTGTGAGTCGCGCAACCGGGATATGCACCAAGAAAGGAAGGCATGACAACACCGACAACGGGCAAGTAAAAACCGTAGCTCATTTTTCTTTTTTTACCATGAAGTTGTCGCGCATCCATTTAGCCCCGTCCATCCAACATCCTTTTGCCGCTTTCTGAATGTCTTTATCCGCTAATTTTAAGCTTCGTTCAAGAGCTTCTTCAATTTCTTCATCTGTCGGCAACTCCGCTTTGTACCGATCAGCACAAGGTTCGATTAGTAAGTGTTTGTGCTGTTGAAAATAGGCATTATCGGCAAAGTTAAACCCGCACCCCGTCATCCATATTGCGAGGTTTTGTAATTCTTTAAATTGTTCTGTTGCTGTTTTCATTTGTTTTTTTATTAATAGTATTTAATGGTACGAAAGCCCCTTGCCCCTGATGCTTGGTATTCTTTTTAATGTACTCTTTCTTTTTTCTTGGCTTTTCAAAAGCAATTAATTCAGTATCGCTCATAAAATTAGTTTAATTATTTTTTACAGCACCAAAAACAACTATCATACTATCCTTTGTCCCTGTTTGCGTTTTACCTTTTTTATTTAACGGTAAATAAAATTTGCCGTATTTATCAATTTTACCAAACTTAATCCTGCCTTTTACAAATTCAATTTCAGTTGCGTTTGGTTTAATTTGTTCATGAAATAGTTTTGTTGAAGTGCTAACAGGAAGCAGGTAAACACAAACTTTCCCCTTTCTCATTTCTTCAATTCCTTTCTTTACGAACTCTTCTTTTAGTTTTTGACTATACGGAGGGTTTATAAAGTTTACCGCCCCCCATTCAATGCTAAGCCCGTCAATCACTTCACCTTCGCAATAAGGGCAAGGATCAAAATCAAAATTAAATCGCTTATTCAAAGCCTCATAAAACTCAGGGGGCGTTGCATAATTGTCATCATTATTTATATGTATCTTCTTCATTAAATTAGTTTAATAAATATATTTTTCAGGTGGGTAATCCTTAGTTTCAGGAACTACACCCATGTGCGACATAGAAAGCGTTTCAAAGTAACCGACCTCAAAGCCCTTGCGCCTGAAAAACGCTCCTCTTTCTGTGTCGCCTTTTGGAGGGGTTACTTCGCCCTGAAAAATATTCATTGCACGTTTTGGGTAAAAAGAACAGGCTCCTCCGATATGAGTAGTCAGCAGAAAGGGCAAAGGTTTTTCAATCTTGCTACCTAACAACGCGAATAACCGCCTTTGTCCTAATCTGCGAGGCACATAGTCAGGGTGAATGTTTAAATCAACAGGGGCGGCAATATATTTGTCCCCGTAAATTCGGGAAACCTTTATATACTTTTCCAAAATCCCCTCGCTCTCTACTCTGATGTCAGGGTCTAATTTAACAAAGTAGTCAAAATCAAAACCGTTTTCTTTTGCCCAGCGTAAAGCCCTCAGCCAAGCCCACGTTATCCCTTCATTGACAGGGTTAAAAATTAGTTTAATGTCTTTTGAAAGGGTTTTAAGGTGTTCGACCATTTCCTTGTCCGATCCGTTGTCTATAATCAAATAAACAATTTCAACCCCTGGAACTTTATTCTTTTCCTTGAAAGTGTGGTAATACTTTTTGAAAGTATCTAAACGGTTTCGCGTAATTGTGAAAACTAAAACTTTTTTCATGCCTTTGTTATTTTTTTTAAAACCTCAATGTAAAGTTCCCACTGATTTATCTCATTTTCTATTCCTGATTTTTCTTCCATTGTAGTCCCCATTTTCAAAACATACATCTTTAGCCCTCTCACATATTCAATAGCTTCATTCAGCGTAATGGTTCCTTTTACTTTGAATTTTACCCCCCCCCATTTGCTAATATTTATTTTGTTGCTTTTTGAACGAACCATTTTAGTTTAAATTTAAAGTATTGAAACAAAATCCAAATGAAACGAAATTGAATAGACCTCCCGTCCCTGCTTTTCATATACCATTTTAGTTTAGCCATTTATTAGATACTCATTTATTAAAGCGTTGATTATCTTTAATAGGTTTTCTCTCTCAATCTGTATTACATTGCTGTCTGTCTTTGAGTTCATCCAAATCTCAACAATGTCTTGCTCCTTGCCGTCAATCTCAATGTTGTCATATTTTTTTTGTTTAATTAATTTCATATTAGTTTAATTATTGAGGTTTCTTTTTAAGACTATCATAAAAGTCCGTATTCATTCGCTGAATTATTGACTGCGCTGAACTGTCATTCAATTCATCTTCGTCAATTTCAAAGTAGGCTTTATAAATTCTGATTGCGTTTATTGTGCTGACAGAGGGTAGGACTTTTCTAATCCCGGAAACAAAGGCGAATAAACTAATTTCCAAAAAGCCTTTTTGATAAATCTTAGCTATTAAGTTTTTGACTGTCGGGATTGAATTATTGCGCTGCCTGTCAGAGCTTATTTTTTGGCAGGAATAAGAAAGGTCGTGTTTGCCCTCAATTGCGACATTAAGCCCTTTGACCATTATTTCCCACCCGTATTTATTCAAGTTCTCTTGCAGGTCGGAGGATGCAAATGGAGTCCCTTTCGCAAGCCTGTCACAAAATTTAGTTTCCCAAAGCTCCATTGAACAGGCTCAACCAAAAGTTAAACAAAGAAACCAGCAACCCGCCAAAGAATGACATAAGCAGAATCGCTATAAAGCCCAAAAGTATTGTCGCTATAATTGGTTTGATTCCCAATTTGAGGACGCTGAAAATTAGTTTAAAATAATTCAGCGCGGTTTGTTTTTTGTGTTCAACGGTTTCTTTTAACATAGTGTTGTAAATTTCGTTTCAAATGGTTTATTTTTAAACCCCCGGAGTAACTAAAGCTCCGGGGGTTTACAGGTAAGTTCATAATTCAAACCTGTGGGCTACAATCGGGGCAAATATAAATATATATTAAACATGAATATCTAAACTAATTTTATTCCTGTAATTTTCTGACTTTCGCCCTCAGGTCTTTCAACTCTTTCAGGTATGCAACCAATTTCCTTGCGTCCGCACTTGTAGAAACAAGAAAGTCGTAATCTGATTTCAAAAGTCCGATTTCAACATTTAGTTTAGAGTTTTCCCTTTTCAGTTCATCGACATATTTGAGGGCGAAAAGAAGTTTGTGGAAATCGTCAGTAGGGAATAAGGGAATTATTGGCTCCTGGTTATCTTGCATTGAATCGACTTCTTGAGATTTCAATTTCTAACACTGACTTATTTTCCTCAATATATTTCTTGAGGTCGCCAAAACATTTCTTTTCAGCTAACAGCCAAAGCAAATATGATGCTGGGACGTTTGCTAATTTTATTCCTTTGTATTTTCCAAAGGGCATTAAAGACTCATCATTCATAATTAGTTTATTTTTCTTTGTTTCTAACTTTTAAAATTATTACCCCAATGAATAACACAATAGATAAATATAAAAATACGGCTTCCATTTTACTTTAGTTTACTTTTATTTCGCTCCTTAATTAGTTTACTTTTCAACCCCCAAATTCTCATACAACCAAGACGGGAAATATTATTTATTTCTTCGTCTGTCATTTTTCTATACTGCTTCGCGGCTTGAGCGTGTCTGTGAAATCTTGCGAAAACAACAGGGGAGCCGGGGGTTAACGTTTCAACTATCTCATTATTTATTATCTCATATTCCCTGTCCGGTCTGCTTATTAGTTTGTCACATGAAATAATTCCGGCATGAACAGGGATTATTGTTTCAGCAAATTCAACTAATGACACAGGGATTGCGTAATACAGATGTTTTATTTTTTCGTTAATATGATTGTGTCCCTTTGTAAAATCTTTTTTCAGGTCTGCTTTACTTATTTTTATTTCGACCTCTGTTGCAAAACCGCTTTTATTGATAATTATTAAATCGCACTCATGTAAATTCGCACCCCAACTAATGTTAGGGACTATAATATTCTGCCTGAACCCATACATTCGAGCAACAGCCTCCTCAATTTCAAGACAATTTATTTTTAGTTTATCTTTTACCACTTTGTTTTAGTTTAATTATTTTCTCCTCCAATCTTTAGCGTCTTTTGATACCATAAATAAACAATGTTATACATCTATTTTCTATACTTACAAATCGTTGAAAAGCCGCACCAAGTCAACCTCTCCGAGTTTTTTAACACTCCCCTTTTTTGGTTTATTTTCGGAGGTTGCGGAAATTGCTTTTTTCATGATTTCATATTTTATTTTCTTAGTGATTTTGCCTCCAACGGAAAAACTATCTGATTATAATTCTGCTTTATTCTGTCAAAAAGACGAATTCCGTACATTTCTTTTATCTGTTCTGTTTTAAGATTAAGGGTAATATGACTCGGTTTGAAACCATCATCCAGCCTGTTCAATAAAACCTCTGCCATCACTGAAAGTTTATCACCGTAATTGCCAACCATACTCTCAGTTCCTAAATCGTCAAAGCAGAAACCAACATCACCATTATTCATTGAATATTTTTCAATGGCTGGGACTCCGTCCGTTTTATATTCATAAGATACTGTTCTACTTCTGACAATGTTATAGTGTCCGTTCTGGTTTCTTTGGAAGAAAGTCATTACAGCGGTCTTACCTGTTCCAACCGTACCCTGTAACATGAGCGACCTTTTCAATTCACCCTTAAACCGAATGTCATTTGAAAAGTAGTAGGATAGCTGCCTGTAAATTTCTTCCCGTCCGTGATCCAGTATTACTTCACCGTTTTTATTTTTCAGCCACACCAATAGTTTGCTGTATAGTTCGTCTGCTGTTGGGTATAAATTAACAGGTTCTTTAAAAACCCGTTTTGAATATTCCTGAGCAGTAATTTCAGCTTGTTTTTCCCTGCGTCCTAACCTGTAAGCCTCTGCCGTTTCCGCTTCTGTAAGGGCGTGTCCAATATCAGGATTGTAAAAAGTGTATTTTCTTTTTATTGCCCGGTGCATGGCGGTCTTTTTTTCATCGAGGGACAATTCAATATTATTGTACTGTTCGACTGGTAATTCATCCATTCCGGCAAATAGTTTTTTTTCCATTGTTTTTTATATTAAGGTTCCAAAACCACCACTCTCTTTTATATCCTCCGCGCTCATTGCTTTTACACCGTTTTCTAACTTCCCGTTATTTTTATTAAATTGGTTTGTATTTTTAATCCAATTGCGAATAGCCGCTTTCCAGTCTTTCATAGAATTTTTTCCGACCTTCCATCCATTTGATGAATAATAATCAAAGAATTTGTTCCCCTCTTCCTTATCAATCCCTAAAAAATTTAATTCAGCGAAATAATTACATACTTCATTAATTTCCGGTTTTATAAAGCCTGGTTTTCTTTTTTCTATTTCAATTAAATTTTCTATTTCATTGTCATTGTCCATATGATTATCATATGATTTTGATATGATTTTCTTGTCTTTTTTAATTGTTTTTATATTTGATTTTAGCTTTCCAAGTTTGTTTTTACTCCTTGAAGAAACAAAGTTTTCGCGCTTATTTATCTCAAACTCCAACCGCTCATTATAAAATTTTCCGTCCGCATCTTTAACAAACTTTTCCATCACTTCATTATCATATGATTTCATTATGAAGTTCATTTGATTTTCTGTAAGGTGTCCGTGTTGATGCTGCGCCATTAAAAGTCTGAGATATTTTCCAATCTGTTCATCAGAGAAAAATTGAGTTCCGGTTGTAAAATCTCCGGTATAAAAAAGGAAAGCAGGTGATTTCGCTTTTGTTTTCATATTAAAAACAACCCCCATCCACCAACGGACGCGACTAAGCTGGAGCAACAGAATTGCTCTTTGTTGGTTTCAGGGAGTATGCTTTTATAATTCATAGTACAGCTTAGTCGGGTGCAAATGTAAACATTTATTTCAAATCAAAAAATAATAGAACTAAACTAATTTCCCTTCATTGCTTATTTAGTTTCCCTTTCAAAATGAGTTTCAAAAAGTTCTAAACTAATTTTTACTGACTTGCTCCCTGCGTCCTGAAGCATTGTTAATGATTTGCGCCCTATGCCTCCAATTTCATAAAGTTTACCTCTGTAAAAATTTAAACCTTCTTTTTCAGAATGGAAGTCTTTTATACATCTTGCAAACCAAGTATAGTCACCTCCGTTAACTATCTGAATATTGTTAAAGTGTCTTGTTTTGTTGGCAAGGTCAACGTCCTCAGAATCCTCAATTGATATAACATCACGAGGTTTTAAAACCAGTGTAGGGCTTACTTTCGGAATCGCTTCACATTCGCTCTCAGGAAGTAATTGAACTAAATACAAATCTATTGCGGTGTATTCATCCATCCCCGACCTCAAAGCCTCAGTGAATTTGTCAAGTAAATAGCCGCTTCTGTTTTTCCCGACATAGAAAAAGTGAACTATGGGACACTCTGATTTATTTATTTTCATTTTAGTTTAGTTTTTTATTCTGCGTCTTTAAGGTTATACCAAATTCCGTTTGCATTTAAAATATGTTCAACACTTTCCCTTTCTCTTTCTGTCATGCTAACTTTAATCGTGACGCAATGGCTGTAATTATCTTTCATTCTGAGGTCTTGAGTAACCTTCCAATCAGTTCCTATTTTGGTAAATGTAAAATCCGGGAAATTATTAAACAACAGGTCTGCAATTTCTTCATTTCCGTGATAGTTCTTACATAATAAGGTAACTGCTTTTTCAAGCTCCTCAATTTTTACCTGTGTTTTTGAGTTTATTTCTGACATTGTTTTTCTTTTGAACGGGGCAAATATATTAAAATATATTAACGTAGTGAAAAAATAATTTAGTTAAATATTTATTTCGTTAAGGGGGGATGAAATCTTTGCAATAATGTTGTGAGAAATATGGGTATAAATTGCAGTGGTCTTTACAGACGAATGACCAAGTAATTTCTGTATAAGATTTATATCAGTTCCTTTTTCTACTAAATGGGTCGCTGACGTATGACGAATCAAATGAGTATAAACTCTTTTATTATTTATCCCGGCTTTTTCTGCCAACTGTTTTACAACTTCTCCAACACTGCGCTCTGAATATTGTACTGAATTTTGACCATTGAAAACATATTCAACTGATTTATATTCCCGGTAATACTCAGTCATTAATTGAATTAGTTTATTATTCAAACCTACTTGACGATCTTTATTTCCCTTAGCCTGGATTATATTTATAATCATTCTGCTCCGGTCAATATGGCTCCATTTTAAATTTATTAATTCAGATACCCGGAGGGAACATGAGTAAAGCAATGCAAGAATTAGTTTATGTTTTTTATTTTCACAAACATTAAACATTCTTTGTACTTCTTCAACTGATAAAACTATTGGTAATTTTTTATTTCTCCGGGGTCGCTCAATATATTTAAACTTTTCTATTCCGACTTTTGCAACTTTTTCGTAATAGATTTTTATTGCTGAATGATAACCGGAATGAGTCGCTGGTTCTTTGAATTGAAGTAAAAATTCAATTATCATTTGAGCGTTAATCCTGTCAGGGTGTGTAACCCCTTTATTTTCAAAGTAAGCAAGAAACCCCGTGAAATTTCTGCAATAATTTTCTATTGTATTTTTAGAGTAGTTTCTAAAGTCTAAATAATTTCTTAGTTTGTCAACATGGTCTGAAATTTTCATGGTTTTAAGTTTTGATTATTAATTACTTATAAATAAAACCTACATATATTATGTTAGCGGTCATTGCCCTAATGGTGCTATCATTCCGCAATGAGTACACGATTTCCAATAAGTATCTTTCTGAATGAAGTTGTGGTGGCAGGGCAACGAACCGCTAACAAGCGGTTGGCGCAATGCTTGGTTCTCTGCTTCTAATTCAGATACTCGTTTTTCAAGCGCATCCCAATCGTCAGCGGTCTTGCCTGTATCAAAGTACATCTTGCCGCCTAAGTGTCCGTATAATTTACCTTTGTATTCCATAATATATTTTTGTTAAAATTCGCACTGCGCCAACCGCCAATCCGTTAGCGGCAATTTTTCAACTCCGCTTCTGCATCACCTATACACTTGTATAACTGAATTAAAAAGTGGTTAGCTACTTCTCTTTGATGTTTTGTTTCCTTTACATCTGTGAGTAGTTTTATTTTGTCTGCATCTTCATTCCACTTTTTAATTAGACGTTCCAAAGCAACTACACTCATAAAACTGCCGCTAACAGGCACATTGCCGTCATTGGCGGTTTTCAGTTTAAATGGAGTTATTGGTTTCTTTTTCATATTCTGCTATCTTGAATTTTTCTACTTCTTAATCGCCAACGAACGGCAATCTGCTGGGACGTTATAAAACATTCTAAACTTCATATCTTTATTTTTTTTCCTTCCCAGACGAATAGAAAGAAATTATCTTCCTGATTTCATTTGTGCAAAAATTAGTCTTACTTCTGTTGCCGTCTGCCTTTGCAATTTTTTCAAGTATCTTATCTTCGGCTGGCGTTAGCAGCACTTTTGTTTCTTTTAGTTTCATGTTTTTTTGTTCTTATTTTTTTATAAATAGGGGTTTTGAAATGATATACGTTTATTTTTCTTGGGGCAAATCCAAAATGTTTAGACCCATATGTATGAACATAGTCAACGGATATTGATAAAAACTCTGCATCGGTTGGAATCCTAAAACTTCCATCAACATCACTATATTTAGTGACATTATACCCAATTATTTTATTTTCCCATCCCATTACTCTTCAAATTTTTCAAGTCCATAATTCATTCTATCGATTAAGTCCTGCCATGCTTCATTTGCACTGCCTTTTACATATCTAAATGAAAAGGCGCACATGTGAACGCACCCGCCTTCACACCATTGCATTCCATCGGGTGCTATCGCTGTAAATTCTGTGCTTTTGTCATAGGAATTATATTCGCCAACTTCTATTTCAGCATTCAATGACTTAGCTAAGTCTTCTGCTTGTTTTTTAAGTGATTTCATTCTGATTATTTACGACAAAGTTACGAAACAATTACGACACTGCCAAATTTATTTTTAAGAAAATGGTACTTTTTAAAAAATAATAGGTTTGTAAATCAAATAGTTGCCACCACACAAAAATAAAGATATAAAGTTTAGAACGAGCACACACACAAGCCCTGAAATCGCACTTTTATAACATGGGTTAGTAGCAATGTGCCGTGTTCCATAGGAAGTTCTGTGGTAACTTGGAAGAGAAAAAAGAAAAATGTTTTTTGCCCACGCACTCATAAAATTTTTCAAATTTTTAAAAGGTTAATTACTTTGAACAGTTCAAATGCTACCTGTGGCACTATTGCGTTTCCGTATGCTTCAAGTTCGTCCAGTTGCGAGGAAACCCCATCATCAATTCTAATAATCGTGGGTTCAAAATATTCCCCGTTGTAGAAGTCAGATGTTGTATTCCCAGTCGGGGTTCCCAATTTAAACTCGTTCCAATTTTTGCCCCACTCTTTCTGTCCTCTCCCAATATTTTCAACGCTGCGGTTTTCGGGCTTAGTGGCATTGAGCAACTCTTTACGGGTGTGGGCAATAAACCAAACTCGTTCCCTCGTATGGGGAGCTCCGACACCGCAAGCTGGCAATACATACGCCCACACCTCAAACCCCTCAGCTTCCAAGTCAGCTTGCACTTCATCGAATACCAATCCCCCGTTCCAATTAGTAATTCCGAGAACATTTTCCCCAACAACCCAACTCGGCTGAACTTCTCTAATTGCTCTAAGCATCTCCGTCCAGAGATGTCTTTCGTCCTCTTTGCCCTTTCGTAATCCTGCTCCGCTGTATGGTTGGCAGGGAAAACCTCCTGTGATAATGTCAATTCTGTTTGCATACTTTCTAAAATCGGTTTTTGTTATATCTCCGTGTCCTTCGGCTTCGGGGAAATGATGTTTCAATACTTTCTGCCCAAACTCATTCCATTCACACCAAGCAACTGTTTCCCATCCCATCCATCTGGCTGCTAATGAAAATCCTCCTATGCCTTCAAATAATCCTAAGTGTTTCATAATAAATAATTGCCAACGCACCCCACCTTAAAAAACATTTTTCTTTTTTCTTGTCCTTCGTAGGAAGTGTAGTGGAAGCACACTGCTACTAACACCAGGTTTGACGCAATTTTTAAAATGTCTATTTTCATTTTTTTAATTTGGTATTTTAAAAACTGACGCAAACCCGTAACCGTTAGTGGCAATACTACACGCTCCGATATTCAGTTCGTGTTTTACTTGGACAGTAGCTCGCTGGAGGCATTTCGGAAATAACCTTATTTAAGTTATCCAAAGCCTCTTGCAATTTAGTAGGTAATTCGCCTTCTGAATCTTCAGGCAATACATCTTCCCAATAGTCGCTATCTATTTGGCTAAATTCATTTGATTCACAAAATACAAGCCTCAAATCTTTAGGGTCAATTTCTTCATCAGAACAATAATCTTTAATTTCGTCCGAATCTCTAAAGTATTTATCAGCTAAATGTGAGTAAACTAAATCACCATTGTACTCTTTAAATTGTAATTGGCTGTATCGTTCAATTTCAGCTTTAGTTCTACATTCATCGCATTTTGTCCAGCCTTTAGTCATTAGTTTGCCACACTCACATTTTTTATGAGTACAACTTGACCAGCGAGCCATGTGTTCAGAATCTGGATTATTACCATAAAATCGGTTATTTACATCAACCCATCCTTTAATGTTTTCAACAAATCTGGCTGCGTTTTCGTCATCGTAAATTATTTGTTTTTCAGTTTTCATATAATTGATTATTTGATTATTAAAAAGTACTGGCACTAACAACGGGTAGCAGCAAAGCGGGGCATTACGGCATGTTTAACTTTACTGCTTTTAATATCGTTCGTAGCGTGGGATAGTGCAGCGGTATTTAAACCCGCTCTGCAATGCTACCCGCAGCCGTTCTAAATATACCCATTAATTTGGTTTATAAAACGCCTGAAATCTTACTATTCCGTTATAATCAGGGGATTTTATCAGTCCGTCCCCTTTGCCTGACAAACTCTCTGCTCCCGCCTCGTCAATTACAACTTTAGAATCAACCTCCTTAGGGACTTTGAAGCAAATTTGAACAGGAAAATTAACCTTTGCGTCCCCGGTTATTACTTTAACGGAGGCTCTTTGGGTTGCTGCAATTATTCTGTAACCGCTTGACCGTCCTTTTTGTAACAACATTTTTAAATTTTCCTCCAAAGATTTTAATTTTTCACCTTTTACCGTTTTTGTTTTTAAACCAACTTCAACTGTTGCATAAGTGTCTAATTCCCTGCCCGATCTTGAAGACATAACAGCATCAGCGAACTCGTCAAAAATAACCAATGTTTTTCTTTTGCCGCCATTCTTAACTAATTCGTTCATTTCTTCGACCATTTCAGCCATTGCCTCCTCAATTTCTAAAATGTTGTTATAAACTGAGATTTTACTGTTTTTTGCGTACTTAACAAATTCAAATTTCGGATCGCAAATAACTATTTTGTCGTACTTCAAAAGTTTTGCATATTCTAAAATATTGATAATGCAAACTGATTTTCCGGAACCTGTGGAGCCACAAATTAAAGCGTGTGGAGTTGACGGGTTAGCCGTGTCCCAATAAATCACATTCTCAAAGTTATCAATCCCAAGCGGAATTTTGTCGCCCTTCAAATATTTCTCATCATATAGTAAAATACTGTCCCTGGTCTTTGAACTTTCAATTGCCAAATAAGATTTTCCTTCATGCACAAATAGGTCTTTGCCTATGCGAATAGATGCAACATTTAAAGCTGCTGCAATGTCTAATTTATACCGGAAAACACTTGAGATATTTGTCCCGGCTGAAACCTCAAGTAAAAATGTTTCGGACGAATATCCTTTAAAAATGTGCTGCACTTTAACTATTATTCCCAAAGTTCTGAGGGTGTGTTCAATTTTTTCTTGCTCTGTCATATTTTTATTAGTTAAATCGTATTGAATAAATTCACTTGCTCCGGCTCTGAAACGTCTTATTACATCAGGGCTAACCGTTGCAATTGAAACGTCCCTGACTTTCTTTAAACGTTTTGCAATCAAATCTTTTTTTGACGCGGGAATAGAAAAGTCCCCGACCTCCGCAATCATGGTTAAAGCCCAAAATTCATATATTTCTGCCTTATCTACATAGTTATCGCTTTCATTAATTAAATAGATGTAATCAGGGTTTGAGATTGCCTCAAGCATACGTTTAAGAGGTTCGTATAATAACGCTTCGTATAGTCGCCTGGTGTCATCAGTTAAAGACATTTTGAAGCAAGATAATTGAGCGGACTTGTCCCGGTTCTCAGAATTTTTATTTTCAACAAACCAAACCTCGTCAACCTTCAAACCAGTCTTAGCCTCAAATAATTTAACATAAGTAATTGCTTGTTTTCCGATGCTAAATTTTAAATCTTTTTCATCTGTAAAAGAGGCTTTCGACTTATGGTCAATTATTACTATTTTATTATCATTCGTTTTTATTGGCAAATCTATAATCCCGTGACAAGGCAAGGGAATATCAACCCCATTAATAGTTAAAAATTCATCAATGCGAAGTTCAACACCTATAATTTCTTTTAAATCACTTGTATATATATTTATTTCTGATAAGAAATTATTTAACAATGTAGTAGTTAGTTTATTTGCTTTTAGTTTACATTGCTCAATTGACGGGGTTGTTTTCTGAATCTTCCATTTTGTCGGCTCAACATCGTCAATATATTCAAATGCTATTGTTTGCAATTCGGCAAGGTCAACAATTACACCATCCATTAATTGACGAAAATAATGTTTAAGGGCTAAATGGTATGCACTTCCTGAAACTTCGCTTGCGCTTGAGCGTCCTCTTTGCCTGTAAATGTAAGACATCTCAAAGGCTTTTTCATTCCTTGCGAAACTGTCAACTTTTGAATAGCTCCAATTTTCGAGGAGGTAATTTGAGAATAACTCCTCAATCCGTTCAGGCTCTAAGTCCCGGTATTTGTGAGGCTCTTTCATAACAAGGTGGGGGCGTTGTTTTTACCAATTATTTCATTGTTTTTTAACCCTGTTTTTTTTAAGTCAGCAGCTAACATGAGCCCGTGATTAACTATGTGTTCCTTGAGTTGCGCTATGTTTGCTCCTTCGTTTTTTGCAGCCGCAATTATATCGTTATAATTAACCTTTATTTCGGTTGGCGTTTTTATGTCTGATACTTGCTTTTTAAAACGCTCTGTTACTTCTGCTTGTTTCTGCTTTTCTTCAACAGATAGTTCCGGTTGTTTTTCCGGGGCTTTTGCAGACTTGCCGTCATTGTCCGGGTCTGCTGACGAAATTCCCAACGCTCCAATAAGTGAATAACGCTGTAAATAGGTGTGGGTACTGCCTATCTGTTGAATCACATTCTTTGCCCCGCTATCGTCTTTAGGTGCTGATAATTTTGAGGTCTTACTATGCCCGGAAATATGTGAGATAATACAAGTACATTCAATTAATGCACCCGCCTCTTGGAACTCCCACCGATATGACAAACCATTATTTGACATCGGCAATTTTATTTGTTTGCAGATTTCATTTAGCGGCACATAAGAGTAAGACATTCGCCCCCCGGTCTTTGTGGCAAAGTCCGCTTTCTTTGTTTTTTTTATTTCCGGGCAACTACTTTGAAACCTTGCGAACGCTGCGTTAAATTCTTTTTCAGCTTCTTTTTTTTCCCAACGTTCCTGCAAATCAAACAGCCGGGAAAGTTTTTCAATGTCGAGTCCTTTTTCGAGGGCAAGATTAATTAAGTCTAATGGATTGGGCTTTGAAATTGCGACCTCTGTATTTTCAACAGGGATTGTTTTTTTTCCTTTTTTATTCATTGTTACTTTAGTTTAGTTTATTCGTTACGGGCTGCAAATATATTAAAATATATTAACTATATCAAAAAAATTATTTTTGTGGCTGTGACTGCCTGTAAAGTTCGGCAGTAAAGTCTTGCCCCCATGTTTCGGTTCCTTGTTTCGCTAAAACATCAGCACTTGCTTTTATTGCCCTGCTTTGTTCGCGCAATGATACAACAGCCCTTGCCGCTTCTTTTGCGCTGTCTGCTATGTAGTACCCGTTTGAACTTCCAACAAGGTTTTTAATCATGCCTGAGATGCGTATGAATTGAATTATTTTCCTCACCCTTGCTTCGTTCATTTTGTTTCCCTTGCTGGTGAAAAAATCCCGGATTCGCCCCCCGGTGACAGTATTCATTTTACCTATCTTGGTCTTAATCTTTTCAACTGTGATTTGCGCGATTTTAAATTCATCGTCATTCAGTTCAAAAGTAAGCTCCTCAAAATTGGTTCTCATTTTACTGCAATTAGTTTAGAAAGTTTGTCCTCCGGAATCGCGTGAAATTTCCTGTAAAAAGTTACAGCCATATCGACCATAACCCCCTTGTTAATGCCCCTGTTTTCTTTTGCCTCCGTCAAATATTCATCAGTAGAGGTTTCAATGTTGTTGAAAAAAGGTACTTTCCCGTTTGCCGTTTTGTTTTTATTTCCTGCCATTTGGTTTAATTTTCGGCAAATATAAAATAATATATTCTAATATTTACCTAAACTAATTTTTACCGATTAATGTAAAGGGTTGCTAACATTGTTCCGATTATTAAGCCCACCACAAAAAGCAACAGGCAGAAGTTTTTAAAACGCTGTGCATCGCTTTTATAGTCCTCTAACATTTTGTCCTCGTTTTTCATGGTGGGGTTTTTATAGTTGGTCAATTTCGTCAATCGTATTACTACTACAATTTTCAAGTGCTTCGTACTCTTTCAGCCACAAAAGAACATCCATAAGTATTTCCTGTTTGTGTTTCGCTTTATCTCTGTCAATAGATTTGCGCCCAAAATCGTTTACTGTTTTTTCAGATACCTTCGCCTCGTATAAAAGGCGGAATTTAAACTCTGTGATTGCGTCCATGTTTTTTTAGTTTAAATCTTTAGTTGTGATTAATGTTAATAGTCAGGCAAGATAGTAATTGATCGCAAGAATAAAATATCTGCTTCTTTTCTACCTTGCCTTTATCGCAAATATTTATAAATGCGGATTCACTTTTCATAAAAATTCCAGGGGATTCCGTTGCGGTTGCTCCTACTGGAATAGTTTTTAAAATTGATATTGTCATTTTAGTTTAGGAATTAGTTTGAAAACATTTCTTTGCTTCTTTAGCCAAACTTTGAAGTTCAACTAAATTTATTTCTTTGGAGGTTTCGACCTGTAATTTATTGCCACCCTTTAAAAGGTTTATTCTTTGACTGTGTTTTCAATTTCTGCCCAGCCTATAAAATATTTGTTAATCATAGCTGTATCTTCATCGGTGCGCCCGTTCGTGTAAAATTCAGGGCTCCCTGTGATGGGATTTGCTGTGATACAAGTGAAAAGGTTTTTCCACTCCTCGTCCGTTTCGGTATTTGTAAAGATTGCCGCTAATACCCTGTATTGTGTACCCGCTTTTACATAGGCATTGTTTTTAGCAGTTTTCAAAGTCATTCCCTTGCCCCAAACATTATTGTTTGTTTGACAGTAAAAAATTAGTTTTTTCATTTTGTAAAGTTTTTAAGTTGTTTGTCATTATTGACACGACAAAAATATATTAAAATATATTAGCTGCAACAATTAGTTTAATTATTTTTAGGATTTTAACCTAAGTAACTGAAAATCAAATAGAATAAATTTAACTAAAAAGATAGTAAGGAGCGAGAAACACCAAACATAAGCCCCGGTTGCACCTCCAAAGGGTGGGTTGGCGACCATACCGCCCCAGCCGAAATAGTGATGTGCCAATGTTTAGGATTCGGCTTTATAAACACGTTTGAGGAGTTTGTTATATTAGTATATGGCGAGGTCGTTTCTATTTTTAGTTTATATTCCGGTCTTTTGAACAGGTTTTTCAACTTTTTGTTTTTAAAGTCCGCTATTGTAATACTAATACTGTCTTTAAACCCTATTTCATCGAAATAGACGTTGTTAAGCGATTGAAAGCCTTTCAGGTGTACCCACCTGTCAGAGTAATTAAATTCGCCTAACATGGGGACGGTATCAGATTCGACAATTCTAAAGGTGTCGGTTTTGTTAACCGGGAGTTTCAAACCTTTTATTGAGCTTTCAATTTTTAGCGTCACCTGACTTTCCAATTTAGTTATCTTTTCTGAAAGGTCTGAGAGCTTTTGAAACATTCCGGTTTCCTTTGCCTGTTTTTCTGTCATTACCGCTAAGGCTTGCGAATAAGTCGCGACTGTGTCGTTAATTTGCTTCTTTATTAACGCTTTGTTAGAAACTTCTATTGAAGACAATAAATCTTTTACCGCCCGTTTTTCCCTTGCCCGGTCAATTAACAGGAAGATTAATAAACCTAAACTAATTATCAATAAAAATAATGCAATCCAGAAACTTTTTTGTAACATTGTGTTCATGGTTTTTTACTTACTGTTAATTCAAATTCATCAGGGGCAACATCCAAAAGTTTTTCCATTGTCGCGCCTGAATTAATTACCTCCACAATTCCGTCCGCGTTTAAATCAGAGTAACCTGTTCCAGGTGCAACGCAACCAAGTAAATCACTGTGTCCCGTCTTTGGGTTATTGCTGCCTACAAAATTTGCTTTATGTATCAAAATATTGTCGCGTTGCGGCACATTATGAATTGAAAAACATAAACCCTTTGAAGGGCTTATGTGTTTCGTGACCTTGTAAATTCCCTCCGGGAAACAACTGATCTTCCTTTCATTATTTAAGTAAGGAAGCTCCAATGTTACACAGCGAAAGATAACTTCCTTTGCATCATTATAAAGAGAGAAACTCCCCTCAGTTTGCTTCTGCCCGTACTTTCGGAGTAGGATTGCTTTCATTTTTCTTTTCTAAGTGATTAAGGTCGTTCCTTTTTCGCATCCAAAGTAACCAACTTACGAAGGTTTCAATCTTGTACTTTTTCATTCTTTTTTTTTCGGTAAAACAGATTTTAACTTGTCGATTATTCCTGAAAAATCTACACGCGGATTTAATACCTGTAAATTTTCAAAAATGCTTTTAGCCTCAATAACAATAAGAAAAGTATAGCCTGCTTCGTCTGCATAAGATAACACGCCTACTTCTTTTCCGTCAATCTGAAAATGAATTAAGACGTGAATAACAATTAGAAAAACCCCGTATTGAAAGACTTTTATTACAGTGTTGCGTAAACCAGTAGAGGTTACTGCCGTTCTGTTTCTTACTGCCTTTGTTATTCCGGTGAAAAGGTCGAGAAACATCAATACTAAAAGCCATACAAGGAAGTTCCAATCGTTGTAAATGAATTTCTGAATGAATATAAATAAAGGTGTTAGAAAACCCGCCCAGCCCCAAATGTCAAGTTCTGATAACCTTTGATAAAACTTTGCTTGCTGTTGAATGTATGACATCATAAGGCAGATTACATTAACTCTTTCATTGCGTTAATTTGAAACTATTTTTTATACCCGTGTATGTCATATTCCTTCCATGTGTGTCCGACATTCCAGGCTCTACAAAAATAAAGAAAGGTTTGTAACCATAGCAATTAAATTTCGGCTGAATCTTCCAACCAAAAACATTGTCCGCTACCTGCTGAAATTTCTTCATTTCCTCAAGTACAACAGGGATTAGGTGGCTTTTCATGATAAAGCAAAAACAACCTTGCTGATAAATTAGTTTAAAAACATTTTCGGAAACTCTGTTAACCTTCCCCCCTGCATTTAAGTACCAACCAAGATAAATCATATCCCAATTTGCCGGAGTCCGTTCATAAAATTTTTTGAAGCGTCTGTGAAAATCCATGCAAAAAACTATGTCGTCCTCACAAAAAAAAAGATACTCCTCTTTTGTATTTAGTTTAGATTTTAGAAAATTGATGAACGAATAAACAACCCCGGCTTGTCCCGGTGTAAATCCTTTTACTCTTGCCGCCTTTTCACCGTCAACAGCGTCAATAAATTCTACTGTCATTCCTAAACGTTTGAATCGCTCCGACATTCTTTGACGCTTTTGTGGTCGCCTTTTCAAATTCAAACAATATGCCTTTTTCAGTTCAATCATTTCTTTTTGAAATTAGTAAACCGGGGTGTAAGACCAAACTCGTCAAAATAAAATTTCTTTAGTTCAATATAACTTCTTTTGCACTTGAGTAAATAAGTTTCGTCCCCTTTCCCTGGCATTGTAAATCCAATATATTTTTTAATTAATTCAGCATCGGTTAAATTATTCACAAATGTAGGCTCCGCAAGCGGAGAATATTTCCCGACATGAGGAAAAATATTAGTTAAACCGGAGGAAATACAGAAACAAAGTTCATCAGGTATTTGACCGTTCCATCTCAAAAGCCTTTCAATTTTCACCTTCTTTGTTATGATTTGCATATAAACCTCAGCAGCTTTGTCAAATAAGGGCTTTGCTTTTACGTTGTCAAAATAAAGTAAATATGAATGAATTTGAGCAAGCCCCCCTGCTATGTTGTAGGATTTGCGAATCTGTTTGACCGGAGCCCAAAATATATCCCACGCCTGACGCTCAATACCGGAACCAAGAATGAAAAAAGGAAAAGTTTGTGACGTAAAATCAATGTCCTTTAACTCGTCAAATAAAATATTTAGGTTTTTGTCCTTGTATAAAATAGTGTCCGCATCTAAAAAAAGAGTTTTTTGATAGGGGCTGTAATTTATTAGTTTAGTTTTCAGTAGTCCATAATGTGGTTGACCATTTATAAAATAATCGGATTCCGGGATAAAAATAAACTTGTCAAATAGTTTTTTTTGCTGCTCAGGAATTGACCCTATGCAAGCCTTTGACCCGGCTAAACTAATGTTGATTGACGGACAACCATGCTTAATTGAAAGTGCTAAGGTAACGGCTAATTCTGAAAATATTTCTTTCCCGGCTGCAACTAATAATATTCCCTTCATATTTAGAATGTGGGAATTATTTGCTACCTGTCTAATCTTTCATAAGAACAAATACGAAGAAAAGGTTTACCATCGGTCCCTTTTCCAAGCAAACGTTTAAAGATAATTTCAAAAGGAATAACAGGATTTTTACACTCAGGCAAAGGCTCACAACATTCAGTATTCCCGGTTTGTTCATCATAATCGTAACCAATACGAATAGCGGGATTCCCACAGGTATCAACAGCTATAATATTACGGAATAAGTCCTCAATTGATATGTCATTATTATTGCAATCAATGAAATCTTCTCCGCTTGATTCGACCACAACAAGTCTCAGTCCCGCCTTGCCGTCATTTTGACCTGCAACAGCTAAAAGCAAGTCTTCATTTGTAACAAATTCCTTGTTCAAACAAGATATATAATTTTCATTTTCTGCCATTGTACTTTAGTTTAAATTAAGCCTTATTAATGTGGAACGGGGGGGGTTACTCCTGTGAGTTCTATCGGTGTTTCTCCGGGACAAAGTTGTTTCAGCAACCAAACCCTCAAAAGGTCAAGGGTGTCCATGTTTTGATAAACCCCTTCACAGCCGCAATTTTTATCAATTTCGTCCTGTGTTACGGGTATTATTACTACTTGATCCGGCATTGTAAATTAGTTTAATTATTAAGCCATCGGAGAAACAATACGCTCCTCTGTGAATTTTGCTTTCCAGTCAAATGTTCCCTCGAAAGTAATTATTTCGTTTGCGTCCCCGGAAATAATCATGTCGAGTCCAAAGCTGCCCTCAATTCCGCAATTGCCACCGAATAAAAGTCCGTCAAGGGTTTCGTACCAAATCGCAACCTTGTGAGGACATTCGTATTCGCGAATCATCTCATGGTTTGTCGCGTTTGTTTCATCAATTTTCAGATTGAGAACATGGTCTTTTTTTCCGGCAAGTTTGCGACCAAGTGAAATATCTTTCACGTTTGCAGTTGGCTTTGGTTTGTCAGCAATTACGTGAAATTTACGAATAGCAGTATCAGCAGTTGAGGTGTTGCTGATTCTTCCTGCCCACTCAGCAGCGTCAGTCCAGTCCGCGAAACATTGATTTATTTTTCCAACATAAACTTTTGCAATCTGCGCTGAGTTTATTTCCGGTGCGCACTCGTCAAAAGATGCTATCGGTAATTGGTTTTCACATGAATAAGGACAATTGGGGATCGTGTTTTCTGCCATGACGTTTTAAATTTTGTTTGCGACAAAGGTGCAACGTCAAAATATATTAATTCTATGCAGATTGCATTTTTATTTAACCGCCTCCTCCTCCACTGTCAACAGTTACGACAAATGTATCTGAATAACCCCAATCACAAGTAAGAGAATACATTCTTATTCTTACGTCCCATGAATTAGCAGAAGGAACAGAAAAATGAATCCCGGTTAATAATGTCATTTGGTCTTCCGTTAATTCGTATTCTGTCCAGGGGTCGCCCGACCCTGTAATTCTATATTGCAGCGTCACTGACACATTAGGCATAACAAAGATTTGTGCCAGTACATCAAACGGGGCTACAAAATCGGTTTGAGTTAATATAATATAAGGAACAGGATACCACAAATCAACTCCATTTACATTTATATAATAACCTATTTCTCCATATACACTAAAACAAATAATATCACCTATCTCATTATAGCTTTTTACCCATGCTGTTCCGCTCCAAATATAAACCCAACCTTCATAATAGTCACCGACCACAGTGTCGACAAAAAGAACTTCATCGCCTATATTCTCCCCGTCAGGATAATCTCCCGCCTTTTCTGTCGTAATATCTAAAATTGATTCCGTACAATCAAAGCAGGTGTCAACCGGGATAACATTACAACAAGCATCTTTAATAAGGTCAAAGTCTTTCCATGTCAAACTATTGGATGCAAAACAAGCATCGTCAAACCATTCAGGGATTATTTCTATTTCCTCGACTTCGTGTAATTCATCTTTGTAAGGGTCATATATTTTTATACTATCATGCTCTTTTATAATCGAAAATGAATCAACTAAAAATTCAGCTATCAAAAGCGTATTAAGTTTGAACCATTTATTGTTTTTAGCAAACGTCTGTATCTTATTAAATTCGCCATCTTCTGACACTTCCTCGAATTCCCTGTATTCGGGCTCGCCTATTCTGGTTTCTAAAAAAAGCTCATTGGCATAACCATTTATGACGGCTCCATTTATATTTGAAAAGTCTGCATATTTAATATTATACAGATCGCAAGTATTACGCCATCTCAAATATATTTTATCGCAATTTTTATAATCTGTATAAGTTTCAACTTTAACATTTGAAACAATTCCACTAAAGGTTGTACCTGCACTAAAATTCAGGAAGCTATTATAAACAGTAAGAATAAATGAATATACCCCATTGGCTGAAAAATTTACTCCATGCGCTAAATTATAATCAGTGTTAACGTTTAATGTTCCGGCAACATATCCTGTCAATGTAAATGTGACCCTAACCCTTTCTCCTATTGGATATGGGAAAGGAGTTGTTAAAAATTGCAAATAAGAAAGTAATTGGGTTATGCCCGTACTTGTGCAAATAGCCGTATTTCCCCATATTGTCCACCCCGCTGAGGTTTGCCAAAAGTCATGGTTGGCAAAATTTCCGTTGTATATTATTCCATATACTGACGGCTCAAAACCGTGTATGAACTTTTTGACTTCAAAAACTTCTGAGAAAAACTCAAGGTCAATAGTAGTTATCTTTAAATAATATTCACCGCACTCCATTGTACTCGTCAAGGAATCACCAAAATATAAATGATAATCATACCCTGACGAAGAAAAAGACCTTATATAATTATTGGGTATCGTCAAAATTAAATTATTGCTCAAGTCGTATAATTCAAAAGCTGTAACTGGTTTAGATGTTCCTGTAACCCTGAATTGAAAATTTAAAAACCTATTATTAGGAGAAATAAGCGGATTCAAACAATCGTTTTTACATTGAGGCTTAAACCTGTTTTGTAACAAGATGTCGGAATAAAACGCAAAGGGGGTGAATACCTGATTTATATTCATTAGTTTAATTATTGACCGCCAAAATTAGTTGAAATTATTACAGGATTGAAATCTTTTTGAGGTAGTTCTTTTACGAAATTAAATTCAGACACATCGCATTGAGTAACTTCTTCCTCTGAAATTACTATTTCACCATCAGCATCTAATACAGGATTGAAATAACTGTCTTTTGTAAAGGATTTCCCAACTATCTGTTTGAATTGGTCTTTGGTTAAAATTCTCATTATTTTAAATATTTCTGCTTAATGAAGTTTGAAATGTTTGAATTATATTATAAAAAGAGTTTGCCTCGGCTGCTGAAAGACCTGAACCAATGGAGGCAAATGCTAATTGCATAACAGCGAATAAGGCTGAGCCATCAGCGTATGCTGCGTAATAGACACTTTTGTTTGGCAAAGAACCCAATGCCGCTGATGAAGTGTTTACGGTTGTAGAGTTATAAAATAACTGCTGTTGGATGGACGAGGTGCGCGAGGCAAGATAAAATCCTTTGGTATAGGTTGAGGTTGTCGTTATTTGCGTTGAACTTTGGGCATAATATAATGTACCTGCGTATCTGACAATTTCAAAAACATCCGACCCTGCATTATCGTCAGCAACAGCGTCAAAAGTAGAGCTATTTTTATCTAATCTATCATAAAACGACAAATGTGAGCTATTTATCGAAAGTGCTAAAGATGGATTCAAATGTGTATTTGCCGCTCCATTAGTTCCATTTGATTGGGCTCCATTTGCATCATGTGACCAACCACCGGAAAATGTCAATCTGAACGCGGCATCGCTATCAACAGGGTTTTTTAGATTGAATTTATGGGTTGTTGCTGTGCCTCCTACCATTGGATAAATCGCATCCATTTTATCCCATAAACTTGCCGCTTTCAAATCAGTTGCTAATTGACAAATTGCATCTGAAATAGTTACATCTGTTATACCTGCCGCGTCTAAGAACGCTTGAGCGTCCGCATCGCAAGGGGGAACACATTCTTCCAAAACTAAATTAACAGTATTAGAAACTATTGCCCCGGCTGTTTGAACGACTCTAAAATCAACTGTGTCACCCCAAAGCGAAGGGTCTAAAGTAAAATTCCCTGAGAAACCACCAGCCCCGTTAACTACAACGACTCCAATGTCAACCCATGCAGCACCATCGTAATATTGCAGGGTGAAAGGGGTTGACCCCGCCATGTACATAACACTGCTCACATAGCTTCCTGAAAAATATAGAATCAGGTCGCCCCCTTCTGAACATTCTGAATAAGCTGAAAGGGAAATACTAATTAAAACAGGTGGAGGCGACTCCCCGAATAACAGATTTAATTTTGCCTCGGCAGATTTTAAAGATAGTGACATAGACTCCAACCATCCTATTCCTAATTGCGTTGTTATTTCTTCGCCTATGCTATCTTCATTGCAGCAAGTAAGATAACTAAATTCATCCTGCGCTTTAAATCTTTGAACAGACATGAAAACATCGCTGAAACCGTTCATTTTACCAACCCATGTTATTCTATAATGTCGGTGTAAGTTGTCGTGTAGGTTAGCCCATGAAAGGGGGGCGTTATTCCAAAGTTGCTGCGTAATAACACCTGTGTAGTTTATTATTTCGTAAACACCCGGACTTTGTTCTTCGTTTGCTAAAATAACAAAGCCTGTTTTAATGCTTTCGAGCGGACTGTTTTGAATAAACCTCAAGTCGGTGGTTACCATTGTCAGGTCATGCCTCTTTTCGCTTTCGCTCGCTTTCTTATTCAAACATTCAGCAGTGTAAACAATTGGGCGACCAATAAAGTCCTCGTATTTTGCCTGTGACCACCAATAAGTTTCTTGGCTAACCATCCCGTCCTTTTTCCACTTGTATTTATTATTTCGCTTAATCCATTTGCCACCGTCTAAGGTCACGAAATTAAGACCAGGGATTTTATTTATAGCCGAAACGTGTTCAAACCTTATGTAGTTGTCTGCTGTGATCCACCAACCACAATTGAACATTTCTTTTACAAGGTCAAGGAAGTTCTTAATCTTAATCATTCCTTTTGTTGCCGCTTCTGTTGTGACCCCTACAAAATCGCTTGTTTGACCAATAGTCAATAAATTGTATTGATTTGTTAAACCTGTTACATAGTTAGTCCCTGCAACATATCCGGGGGTGTCGCCTGGTGGATTCCATTCAAAAAAATCTGATTTCACGCCATTGATAGCTCCACATTGCACACCTGCCACGTGTTCAAGAGCTCCAAACAACCAACGGTTACGGGAGTATGTAACAGGATTAGTTATAACAGCAGTTCCGGTAACAGATAGGTCACCGCAGTCATGCGACCATGCGTAAACATAAGAACCTCCAAGTGGGTCGCGCCCCCATTTAGTAGCTGGTTGACCGCCAATGTCGGTAGCTGATATTACATACCAACCTGTCCCCGGAGGAGAATTAGGCACACCGCCAATATCTAATGTCGTTTCAACTTGCCTGAACCATGTTGTCCTAACATTTACAACAAAAGTCGGTGTACTTGTTACTGTTGTATAAACAGTTTTAAAAATCCACCATTCACCGGGGGTAATACAAGAATCGTCAACAAACGCAGGCGCGCTGGTGCTCCCATCTGTGTAAAGAGCCACTAAGTCAGGGGGACACCTATCGTTATCCCCTGCTATTGCGGCTGTGTTGAATCCGTCACACTCAATGTATTCAATACTTGCCTCAAGTCTTGCCACCGTTTCAACCCACGTTTCAACATCTAAAATATTTACATCTTCGTTGTTATCAAATAAACAAGAATAAATATCATTAGGGCTTATTTCGGTTTCATAAAAACAACTATCCCTGTCCCAAAAGCCATCATTCAAAGTAAATTGACCAGAAAAAAATAATTCAAACGCCTCCCCGGCTTGACATTTCCTATAAATATCAATTAAAAACAGGCTACAACGGTTTGCTCCGTCCTCAATTCCCGATAAATAAGTATAGTCTGTTATGCCTTCCTTTGCCCGGTTTGCAAACTTTATAGACCCGGAGAGTTTCTCTCTGTAAAAAAATTCTCCTTGCTGTAATTCTTTTCTTTTTTCGCACTCCTTTAAATTCAAAGGAAATACTTCAACAGCAGAAACCCGGTAAATATTGCCAACTACTGATGTGCTGAAAAGATATTGGCACTTTTTATTAATCTCAATAACATTAGTCCCTCCTACGGGTGTGATTGATGTTACTTTTGCAAGTCCGTTGAATCGCTGTATCTTTTCATTAACACCGGGGTCTGTGTCCCCCAATCCTGTAACGTAAATTAACTCGCCAATGGTGTAAACGTGAGCAATAGTAACTACAAGGGACATAGGCGAACCAATAGCACCACCTGCGCTAATAATGCTTACAGGGTCGGTTACTGAATTGCCTGAATATAAATAGGATTTGTATTCAATCATTTATCCCGGCAAATATATTCATATCCATTCTTATCAACATATCGCGCACCCTTTTTTAATTCATAGTAATGATAATCACCTTCACAATATTCTACCTGTATGTTTGGCGTTTCGCACTCCATACATTTTTTGCATGATGAAAATAACACCACCGATAAAAATAAAATAGTTAAAGTTTTCATGTTTGTTTTTTTAGTTTACTCTTCGATGTTTCTGATGTGTAATTTATCAAATTTCTGTTCAGCAATCGACCTGTCCAGTTCGTACCTTAATAGATTATTTGACTGTTTAATTAGATTTGACTGAGCCTTTGCTTCTTCAACTGAGATTGCTTTTTGTTTTAACAACATCATCATGTTGAAAGCGTGTTTCAAAAGTTCCTTTGTGTTTACTTTTTTTGTAGTTTCCATTTTTTTTATTTTGTTAACTTATTTATTGAATTTACTAATTGGTCTATTGTTAAATGATAATCTAATTCATTTTCTCCGTCTAACATATTGGCTTTATATAATTTATTTAATTCAGGTAAAAGCCAAGCGTATTTATTTTTTTCCAAAAATATTTTTGCCTCTTTGTAGTTTTCATTTATTTCTTCCTGATTGCAAATACTTTCCAAATATTTTATTCGTGTTGTGATTGCAAAACTCCTGTTTGAATTATCATAATATATGAAATTTACTTGCTCAATATATTTTTTTAAGGATTTATTTCTTATTCTGAAATCAGTTAAATCCTTAGAAATATTTACACTCTTATTTACTTCGTAAAGGTCAAATATTTTATTGTCTTTAATAACTTTTTCTATCAGTGATTTTTTAAACTCTAAATGATCGCCACAATTCATGCACCCGTAATAGGTGATTAGAACGAATTTTGTTTCAACAAAAAATATAAACCTCACCGGGTTTAATTCGCAAAAACTACCAAAAAAGTGCGCTCTGTTGTCAATGCAGTATGCAGTGTGCGCATCTAAATAAAATTCTTTCATCGTTACTTTAGTTTAATTATTAAATTCGTTACCGCTGCAAATATATTAAAATATATTATAACTACACTAATTTTTATTTTTTGTAAGTAACTTTTTTAACTATTTTCCCTTTCTTCGCTTCCAAACGTCCGTTATCAATAGGAATGTAATCAACTTTTTCATCCAAATATTTTTTAATGCTGGTCACTGTATTGTGGAGGTCTTCAAAATTTTGACCAAAGATATTGGAAAAACTTTCATAATTATTTTTCTCCACTAAATCCCTGACGGTTATAACAGAGCGTTCCGTTTTATGTGGCAGGTCGGGCGCAAGAGTAACACCCGTCCCCTCTAAAAGTTTTTCAACACCCTTTATAATTCCTACTGTGTTGTCCCCATGTATGGAGCGGAAAAGTTCTATATTTTCCTCTGTTTTTTTGTGGTTAAAAATAAATTCTTTTTTGTGGTAAACATAAGGCTTAGTTCCCAACCTCCGGCTTTCTTCATAAGGTGATCCGTCCCCGGTGTAACCGTATTCACCGCCTGTAAAAAATTCTTGAGCGTTTGCAGCGTTTGAGGCTGCGACTTTTGAAGCTATAAACGCAGCTACTAAAGCGGCTGCTGACACCGCTCCAATTACGACTCCGATTGGTCCCAAACTCGACACAGATTTAAATATATTTGCAATGGAAGTTACCAACGACATTATTTGTGAAGCGGTTTCAATTGCCCTCTGCGTTTTCAAAGCCGCCTTTTGATTTTCCAACGCCTCTTGTCGTGCCGCTTCCAGTTCAGCCAACTCCTCCCGCTTTGCTTGTACGTTTGAAGCAAATCCCTGTTTATTTAATTCAAGCTCCCGGTCAAGTGCGTCCTCTGTCTTTTGGATTCTGTTGTCAAGATTATTAATGTACTGTTCATTTAAATTTATTTGGTCTTGCAATCCCTGGCTAATAACATCGGTCACAGCATTTATAGCTTGCTCAACAGCCGAAACCATAGCCTTTAATTCACCCTCAGAAATACCAAATAAATCAGCAATTATAGAACCTAAACTATTTTTTGAAAGCCCGTCTAATTCCTGTTGAGCCTTTATAATTTCATTTTCTAAATTTATAAATGCAGCAGTACCCGCAGTTAAATGGGTTTTTTGCTCCTCAAGACTTGCAATTAATATTTTTAACTTTTCCTGTTGATATTCTTTTTCTTTAATTATTCCGGTTAAAAATCTTTGTTCGTTTAGGGCTTGCTCTTGTTCGTAAAAGTCTGCAATGGTCGATAATTGGGTGTCATTGCCCTGAATAGTAACTAAATTAATTTGTTGTAGTGCCTTAATTTTTGCAACCCTTTCTTGCTCAAGTTGTGCCAAAGCTAATTTTGATTGATTGACTGTTAACGCTGTGTCTGCCTCAATTAATTTTGCCTTTTCAGCATAAAGTTTGTTATAAAGTTCTATTTCCTTAATCGTTCCTTTTTCAACTGTCAATAATTCTAATTCAATACCCGCGATTCTGTCATTAGCACCTACCTTTTTTGCCTCTATAACATCTTGCCTGAATTGGTTTAGTTTTTCCAGTCTTGCCTTATAAGCGTCCTCTTCGTCTTGCGCTTCTTCGTCAAGTTCCTCCTTATGCAAGTCCAATAATTCTTTGTAATAACCTTTTGTAAACTCTTTATTTTGTAATTGCCTTTCTTCAATGATTGCAATTAATTCATTTTGACGTTTGGCATTTTCAGCCATTTTAGTAACGTTCGCAAATCCTTGTTTTTCCAAATCCTTTGCCGCTTGCAACTCTTCCTCCGATAACATAATGACCTGTTTATTGCCGTCAATCTTAGCGTCAATCAATTTTTTATTTTCAGCGTTTTCAAGTTGTAGTTTTCGGACTCGCCTGTCAGTTGCTTCGTCAGTTAATTTTATTGCCTCGTCTGTTGTGGAATTTAGTTTATTAAATTTATCTAAAGCCTCGTTTGACCCCATTATTGCAGTTGTCAGATCGTCCCAATGCGCAATTAATAAACCAAGCCCCACCAATATAGCACCTATCCCGGTTGCGATAAGTGCAAGTCTAAAAATTCTGAGGGAAAGAGAGGCTGTTGTTGTCGCTACTGCCAATTCACCTTGAGCAACTGCCGCTCCTGTTGTCGCTGTTGCGTTTGCGGTTGTTGCGGCTGCATTTGCAATCGTTTGAACATTGTTAAACTTCAATCCGTTATTTACGAAACCTAATACTGTTGCATAAGCCTTTTGCGCTGTTGTAACTACAAAGGTCTTTGCAGCACTTTCGGTTAAAAATGTTTGTTGTAACTGCTGGAGTCCAAGTAAAGCAGATGTTGCTGCGTTTACTTTTAAAAGTGCTTTTTGCAAGTCCTCATTTTCATTTCCAAATAAAGCCATAACCCCTTGTCCGAAAGCAAATGCACCGGTCAATCCCTGAACCCCTGATATTAATGCGTCAATCGCAAAAGTATTAGATGCAAGATTTCTTATTCTCTGGTTTGTTTTTTCAATTTGCTCTGCCAATTGAGCCGCCTTTAAACTCATTCTTTCAAATTCAGCACCTTCATATTTTCCGGTGGCTAATTCGTTTTTTAATTGCTTCAACTGTTCACCAAGTCTAAGAACCCTTGTTGTCGCACCCGCTACCGTATGGTCGTGTTTAACTAATTGCTGTTTCCATTTTTCATTTACAGCCGTTATTTTTTTTATCTCTCCCCCGGTTGCCTCAATTTCTTTTTTGTATTGCGCCCATTTAACAGAACTCCCAGCCATGTCACGCATATCATGAAAATTCTCTTTCCAAGTCAGTAGCATCCCGGAGGCTGTTTTTTGAATAGCTTTAAATGACTTTTCTGTATTAACAATCTCCTTATTTAAAGCGGCAACTTCTACAACTGCGTCTTTGAAGGGCTTAGATAAATTTTGTTGTCCGCTATTCACCTCCTGCCCTGCTTTTTCAACAAGGTCAACACCCTCGTTTAGCCCTTGCCTGAGAGGTGTTAAATCAACTCCGATATTAAAATTAACGTCCATTTATTTCTTTTTTGGAGTCTTGTTTTTTAAATCTGCTTCGCGTTTTTCAATTCGTGTTTTGAACTGAGAAAATAAAATAAAAAATTCATAAATATCAACTGCTTTCAGTGCCTCAATTGATGAATAATTAACCGTCCCGTTTTCATTGCTACACATAACCGACAACATTTTGCTCCAATATTCATCTGATTTTCTTATTCGTTGTTTTATGTTTAACGGTTTAACTATTTTTTCTTCTCCTGGTTCTCCTCTGTCTGATTTTCGTTTGAAAAATCCTGCGAAGTTTTCAAATAAAATTCTTTCAATCCTTTGACACTGCTGAACGCTATGGTCAAAAAAAAACCGACATCTATTCCCTCCTCATTCCAGTCTTTTAGTTTAGAATTTGCAAGGTCTAAATTCCAATAACGCCTGTCTTCGTTTTCTTCGTTTATAAAAAGTGTGCAATACAAAAGTATTGGCGAATGTCTTTTTTCAATATTTGTAAGCCCGTTCATAATGTCGTAAATCTTTACGATTGCCTCAGCTAATTTCAGTTTATTAAGTAACTCCCACACCTCCCTTAGCCTTGTCATAACATCGTTAAAACTCACACCAAGACCAAGTTGCAACTCCAACGCATCCTTTTCTTTCCAACGGTCAACACTCAAAGACGTTTCAATGTAATATTTTTTACCGTTCGCTTTGAAAGATAAATCAGCAGGATTAACTTTAACTAATTTCTTTCCCTTTTCTAAGATTCCTGTTTGCTCCATACGTGTAATTTTTTAACTAAGTAAACTAAAAATATTGAAATGCAAATATACGCGACATGAACACTTAAAAAGTAATGCCCGAAATAAAAATAGTAAACTAAATACCCCCAAAATGCAAGCTGCCCGGTCACGCAAATATAACAACCAATCAACGGATTAAATATAAATTTATGATTTCCTAAATGCTTTTCTAAAAAAGAATACAGCCGCGCAAAAATCATTCCCGGCTCAGTGAGGACGTATGAATAAACAAAACCACAAATTGCAGTAATTAAACTAATTAAAAAAAGATAATTGATTTGATAAAAAAAATAAACCATAGTTTTTATTTTACTTTCCTTTATTATTTACTTTCCTTTCCTTTCCTTTCCTTTGTGTACTAAATCGGATTTAATGCCATTAAAATAATTAATTCCGATTTTATTCGATTAATTCCGAAAATATTAGTGTTTAATGCAATTAATTCCGTCACTTGGTAAAAAATCTTCTATGCAATTCGAGTTAACTGAAAATTCAATTGACATACTCAAAGCGAAATAGTCAAACGGATAAAGCAAATATTGATTCACTTCTTCGCTGTAACTATACCTCGAAAATATGGCTGCTGACTTTGGTAAAATGTTCGTAATATTCCAAACTATATTTTGATAAACAGGTGGTAAATTCTGATGGTTCTGAGGCAAGTTCTTTATCAAAGTTGCGATAATTGCAGCCGAAATACTACACGAAGTTTGACCAAGTTTGGCAAGATTTAACCAGCCCACTAAGGTCGTATTAGCCCGGAAACGAAATGAAGTACCATTTACTGAAACTAAACTAATCCCGTTATCTTCAAAATAAATTATTGATTGGTATGCGTTGTTAGGAATTAAATCCTTATACCTTCCTGTCTTACAATCTTCAATAGTTGTTTGACATTCAACAGGGAACCGCTTTAAAAAAGTCCGATTCTCCCCGTCACTGATTTGAACGGGTGCCGTCTTTACTATCCCCGCCACCTTTTCAGCGAATAACAATGTTTCAATCTTGTCCTTGAATATGTCAACTATTGGCTCAATCATTGCTGAAATTCTTTTTGTAAAAATTCTGACACCTCAGAAACTAAACTATTTCCTATTAATTCCTGCTCCTCTTTTGAAATAGACAAAACTTCATCGTAACGAATAGTATTATAAACTAATTTCTTTTCGTCCTCTGAGTTTGATGTTCCTATTTTAA